AAGGAGCTTAAACATGGACAAAGTAACTTTATCAACCACACTCGTGAACAACATCATGGCGTACTTGGGAACTAGACCTTTCCAAGAAGTATTTCAATTGATCCAAGAAGTTCAAAAAGAAGCTCAAGCGCAACAGCCTGCTGCTGCACCTGTACCACCTGCTTCTACAGCGGAGTAACAAATTGATCCGTTTACACTTGTCGCCCTTGCTTCTGGAGCTTTCAAGCTCTGTAAAGACGCTTGTGAAATGTACAAAGAGGGGCGGCAAATTGTTACTGACATCGCCAAGGAAGTTGATGGAGTTGTCAAGGACGTTAAGAATGTACAAAAGAAAGCCAAGGGGCTATTTGGGTTCTTAACGTCCATTTTTGGTGCTAAAGACGAAATCAAGTCAGAAATTGCAGAAAATCTGCAAAAAACGGCTCCAAAAGCTACCAAAAAGAAACGTCAGCCCCCACCAGAGTTTGACGAGAACCTCATTTACCAGCAGGTCAGTGATGCTCTCATTAAGTTCTTTCAAGCTTACAACGCACTTAAAAACTACGTAAAGGAGCAAGAGGAGTTCGCCCTTCACGCCAACAATGAAGAAGGCCAAGAGGCCGCAATCAAGATAACGATTGCCAATCTTCAGATGGAAAAGCTCAATGAAGAACTGAGTAACTATATGGTTTACCATGTGCCCGCTGAACTGAAAGATTTGTATACAAGAGTTAACAAGCAGATTGGTCACATTGCTAACGTACAAGCTCTTGCTAGGCGAGAGGAAATGCTAAGGGAGCGACACGCAAGATGGCTACGGGAGCAAAAAATAAACCGAATCAAGGGAAGAATGGCGGCTTCAGCTCTTACAGTTCTGATGCTAATGTGGATGTGGGCAATGATTCTGAGTCTGACTCACTAGCCATTGTTTTGATTATTTTGTTGTTTGCTGTCATTTTATTGTTTCTCCCAATCCTCGGATGGATGTATACTGATATACGCAAAATGGAGATTCGGGTGGAAAGAGCTTTATCAAGGATCGAAGGCAAATGATTAAAAAATCCAGTTTTGTATATACATCAATATTGATATGTATACTTTTTGCAGGATGTCACGATTCTTATCGCTATGAGTGTCAGAATCCTGAGAACTTTGGAAAAGATATTTGTCAAAAGCCCAGGTGTGAGTTCGATCAGGACTGCCCTGAATATCTCGTAGCCCCTATATTGGAGAAAAAAATTGAAGGAACTACTTCTAGCGCTCCTCAACAATCCATCCCAGCGACTAACTGCCGATGAAATTGAGGTAAGGATCAGGGGATTCGTCATCGTTGTGGTGACCCTGATATTTGCTTTTATAACATTTGCGCTATTGTATTCAGTCACGTTTGTGACTCAGCCCATCAAGGCTATGGCTCCTATCGACCAAGCCTATACCAAGATGCTGAACGACATCGTTCTTCTCATTGTGGGCGGTATTGGGGGTATTATGACCAAAGGCTTGACTAATGAAGCTACTAATATGATGAACGCAGCTAAGGCCAACAAGGATGCATATGTGGCTCCTCCTCCCCCTCCTCCTGCTCCTATTATTGTTTCTGCTCCTAATTGGACTCCACCTCCTCCGCCCGTCTCGTCTCCTACATTGGAGGATGAAGAAACTAGAGAAAGAATGGCAAGAGCAAGGGCAGGACTATGAATTTGTTGCAAATGGATGGTGTTGTTTTTTTGCTTTTAAATAAGCCTCATTTGCTTTTTCTTCAGTTAAAAAATATTCACAAAATATTGTTTTTCTATTTAACATTAATTTTGCGCAAAATCTTTTTAGTCTTTTGTCAAAATGAACACCAAGTTTTTTCCTATTTTGACCATTTTCAGAAGCATTTGCTTCTCTTAAATTGCAAATTCTATTGTCATTTGGAATGCAATTTATGTGATCGATTGATAATTTTGGGAAAACACCATAAACATAAAGCCAAGCTAATCTGTGAGCCTTATAAGATTTTCCATGTATACCAATTTCCAAATAACCCTGAATCATTGATCCAGCAGTTTTGCCAATTTTTGCACGTTGTGAAAGTCTTTTTTTCCAAACAAAAATTCCAGTATTGGAGTCGTAATCCAATATTGAATGTAAATATTCTTGAGTTAAAATGAAATTAGTCATGAGACACCTCCATGTCGATTGATTAGAAACTCATTGGCACTGCAATGCCTATGGGTTTCGACATTATATCAAAGGGAAAAATGTTAAGTTTAATGTTTTCTTTTTTTAGTAATTTAATTTATTATTTTGCAATATCTGCAATTTTTTTAGGTATTGTTTTATACATATTAAGCAAAATAACTAATTTATTACCAATTTTCAAAGGTTATTCTTTGTTAATGCAAGTTTTTGGTATTTTTTTAACTTTAGGAGGTTTGGCTTATGTATCAAATATTAATGGCTATGAAAGACGGGTTGCAGAAGATAAAGCAGAAATTGAGCGACTTAATGGCGAAGCTCGAGAAAAAGAAGTCGAGCTCGGACAAAAGCTCGCAAGAGCCACCAGCCAACTAAAACAGGCTAAAAATGACATCAAAATTAAACAGGCTAGTATTGATGCTCGCATTGACTCTGGCGAGTTGCGCCTCCCCTCCACCTGTGGTGTACAAGCCAGTACAAGTGCCTCCAATGGAAATCAAGCCGATGGAGCCGAATCTGACAGACAGACTGTTAAAAATATTGTCGCCATCGCCTCAGACGGAGACAAAGCAATCGTCAAGCTCAACGCCTGTATCAGCCAATATAACGAAGTGATGCAAACTGTTAACGAGGGGGTTAAATGAACGACAAAATTACCATTATTTTGATGTGCCTGGTTGTGGCAGTTTTATTTATGATATTGGTGCAAGTATGATTACTGTTGACCAACTTCACCGTTTGGGAATAGGCTCTCAATGGGAAGGCCCATTAAATGCAACTTTTGCCAAGTTTGGGATTGATGATGATAACAAGCAAGCTGCGTTTATTGGACAGTGTGCACACGAGTGCAACCATTTCAAAACACTGGAAGAAAACCTCAATTACTCCGCAGCAGGACTTCAAGAGCATTTTCACACCCACTTTCAACCAAGCGAATACGAGCTTTTTGCCCACAAACCTGAAAAAATTGCCAACAGAATTTACGCCAATCGAGGCGGCAATCGAAATGAGGCGTCAGAAGATGGGTATCGCTTCCACGGGCGAGGCTGTATCCAGCTCACATTTCATGATAACTACTGGCACTTTGGTCAAGCCGTGGGTCAGGATTTTGTAGCTCATCCTGAATTAGTAGCAACCCCAATGTATGCTTGTATGAGTGCTGGCTGGTTCTGGGCAACTCACGGTTGTAGTCCCTTAGCAGAAGCTAAAAACTGGCAAATGCTGACTAAGCGCATCAATGGCGGTACATTTGGAATCCAAGAACGTATTGCTTTAACTGAACAAGCCTTGACTCTGATGGGCTAAGAGCCCATAATCGATCTGGGCTAATCCCCCTTTTTTAACCTTTAGGAGAAATTTATGGCAATGAGCTATGAGCAGTTTATGCAAGCCTCTGGCGCAGAACTTGTATGCGGTAACTTGATTGTTGGCATGATGCAAAATCGTAGAAAGATTGGCGATCGTCTTGACGGAACTTTTACTTTAAATGATGAAGGATTAAAGCTTCTTGCTGAGATCGAAAGCAAAATGGGAATTACCGATGCAACCCCCGAAATCGCTGTAAAACCCAAAAAGAAAGCTAAAGATACATCAACGGAAACTGTTGATTTAGGCGATAATATTGTTATTCCTAAGATTACTGAGGAAGATTTACTCGTCTAATAGGAGAATGGGGTCATGCCAGCATTAAAATTAGAATCTTTTTCTGGAATTAATCCTCGTACTGGCCCCACTTTACTTGCTGATAATCAAGCTCAAGTAGCTTCTAATCTCAAGATTCAGTCAGGTGAAATCCGTCCTTGGAAATCCCCAACGACTGTTTATTCGCCTTACTATACATCTGCAACTAATTCTATTTATAAGTTTATAGGCCCTGCTGGTGTTTCACCTAGCTATGTTTGGCTTGAATGGACTGGAATTGTAGACGTTGTTCCTGGCCCAGTTGCTGATTTAACTGATGATAGGTTATATTTTACAAGTACATCGTTTTCTGTAGGCCCTAGAAAAACTAACTGGGCGCTAGCTACTGGTAATAGCATTGGTGTAAAACCATTTCCTAATGCTTACTATGAATTAGGTGTTCCTTATCCTACAGCAGCCCCAACAGTTACGGTAGCTGGAACAGGAACAGCGCCAGTCGAAACACGCACATACATATATACATATGTAACTCAATTTGGTACTGTTCTTGAAGAGTCAGCCCCAAGTCCTCCATCAGTTCAAGTTAATGTAAATTTTTCTGGTGATTCAGTAACCATCAATAACTTTGCCACACCTCCTTCTGGTAATTACAACTTTGTTTATAAACGTATTTATCGATCTGTTGTTGGAACAACAAGTGTTGGTTATGAGTTAGTTGCTCAAATCCCAATAGCAAACACGTCTTATACAGATACTGTAGCTGCTGCTAGCCTCGGGCCTGTTTTAACTTCTTTATACTACACTCCACCACCTTCTACATTACAAGGTATTGTGGCTATGCCTAATGGCATATTAGCTGGGTTTACAGGTAATCAAATTTGGTTTTGTGAGCCTTATTTGCCTCATGCTTGGCCTGTCAACTATATGTTGACAACGGATTATCCTATAGTGGGATTAGGCACATATAACAATTCTTTATTTGTGGGAACGATAAAGGAACCTTATTTAGTCACTGGAACAACTCCAGCTTCAATGTCTCAAGAAAAACTTGCATTGATGCAGCCATGCATTTCTAAATTATCAATTGCATCTGACCAATATGGCGTACTTTACGCTAGCCCTAATGGACTTGTTTCCATTTCTACAGGTGCAGCTGATGTGATTACAAGTTCTATTTTTACTCGAGACGACTGGCAGGCGCTAAACCCAGCTTCGATGCAGGGTGTTTTGTATAACGACATGTATTTTGGTTTCTACCAAACGACTGGCGGTGCTTACAATTCCTTGGTCTTGCTTCGTCAAGATACCCCGCCACTTGTCAATTTTTCTGCCGCTGCTAGAGCTTTTTATGTTGAGCCTACAACTGGTATTTTGAATATTTTAGATAACACATCTAATACTATTGTTGCTCTTGATACCAGCACAAGTTCAAACACTGTGTTTGACTGGAAGTCCAAAAAGTTTTTACACGCTAAACCGACAGTTTATACAAGTTTGCAAGTTCATGCTGACTATGTTTACATGGCAGCCAACTCAGGTTCTTATGTAACGATTACAGTTTATGCCGATGGAACATCAATTTATAGTGGCAATGCTACTAGTGATTATCCTATCCGTATTGCTGGTGCAAGAGCTTATGTTTGGGAAATTGAAATCACAGGTAATGTGCCTGTTCGTAGAGTAAATCTTGCATCTAGCATGGTTGAAATTGGAGGAATTTGATGGCAAGCTTACCTGATTTTCCATCGATACCATCAGTAACTGCTATTAGCGATCCTACAATTGCGGCGGTCCTTCGCCCAATGCGTGAAAGTCTTTTGATTATTACTGGTGCTTTGTCAGGAGATTCATTACCTAATGGAACAGTAATTACTAGCGGGTTAAATCCTGTTATTTCAAATCCAACATTACCAGATGGATTAACAGATTACAGTACCCCTCCAGCACCAACAAATCTTACGGCTACTGGAGCATTTGCTACTGTTATCCTTAGTTGGGATGCTGCAAAATTTGCAAGTTATGCCTATACTGAAATTTGGAGAGCTTCGATTAATGCCATTGGAGCAGCTAGTCTAATTGGCTCGACTCCTGGAAATGTTTTTTCTGATGCTATTGGAAATAATACTACTGATTACTACTGGGTAAGGTTTGTAAATAAAGCTGGGGTTATTGGCCCATTTAATCTTCCAGGGGGTACTGCTGGCACAACTGCCATTAATCCATCTTTGGTTATTGCGAGCTTAACTAATTCAATTACAAGTACTCAGTTATACAGTAGTCTTGCTTCTGAGATTGCTTTGATTCCTGGGCTTTCGACATCTGTTGCAGCAAACACAGCCAGTATTACTACGATTAGCTCACACCAATCAACTCAAGATTCCAGTATTGCAACTCTTAATACTGAGGTTGCTGCTAATACAACAAGTATTAGCTCTTTAAATGGAACTGTAAGTTCTAATAGTTCTGCAATCTCTACTTTACAAAGTACACAGACTTCTCAAGCTAGTTCAATTGCTTCTTTGACCACAACTGTCAGTTCACAAAGTTCAACAATTAGCGCTCAAGGAACAACTATTGCTAGCAATAGTGCTGCAATTTCTACTTTACAAAGTACACAGACTTCGCAGGGTAGTTCGATCGCTTCGTTAACGACTACAGTTAGTTCTCAAGGCACAACCCTTAGTTCTCAAGGCACACAGATTGCCAGCAATACAGCATCAATTTCTACGCAAGCAACTTCCATTAGTGGTTTGCAAGCTCAGTACACAGTTAAGATTGATGTTAATGGTTATGTATCTGGTTTTGGTTTAGCTAGTACACCAGTTAATGGAACGCCATATTCGACATTTATTGTTAGAGCTGACTCATTTTCTATTGCGGCTCCTGGAACTGGTACGTATGTACCTTTCATTGTTCAGACTTCAGGTACGACTGTAAATGGAGTGTATCGCCCTCCTGGAACTTACATTAATGATGCATTCATTGCCAATGGTGTCATTGGTAATGCTCAGATTGGTACTGCTGCTATTGACGATGCCAAGATATCAAACGTAACAGCAAACAAAATTACTGCTGGTTCTTTGACTGCTGGTAATTACATTCAATCTGCAACTTATATTTCAGGTTCTACTGGCTGGAATATTAATTCTAATGGAACGGCTGAATTTGGAAGTGTCACAGCTAGAGGTTCATTACAAGCTGGCACAGCAACTTATAGCGGTGGAACTGTTTCTGGTTCAGGCGCAGCTTTAAATTCTAATGGAACTTTTGCTCTTGGTAGTTCATCTGCTAATTTAACTTTTAACGGTAGTACTTTTAATATTTCTGGCAGCCAATTCCAAGTCGGAACAGCTGCCTTATCTGGAGGTTCATCTTCAAGCGCCACGACCATGAGTGGTAGCGGAGCTATTTTGTATCCAAGTGGAGCTTTTGCTCTTGGTGGTTCAAGTACTAATCCTCTTGGTGTGACTCAAAGTATTGTTAATTCCAGCTCTGGTATTTATATCAATGGATTTACAACACAATTTAATGCAGCTGTTGCAGGCGGTTCTTCCATTGCTTCGCCATTGACTTTGATTACTTTTACGGTTACTGCTGCCAATGCAAATTCTTATGGTTTACTGACTACAACTTTTAGTCTTTTGCATATTTTGGCAGGTAATACAGCTTCAACTGAATGTATAACGTCTATTAATGTTACGCTTTCTTGTTCTAGCCCTTACTATAGTGCTACATACAATGCTGTTAATATTATTCCTTGTGCACTAAAGTTGTATACAGGAGGTGTTAGTTCATTCTCTGGGCAACAACTTTCTTTTGATTTCCCATTAAAAGTTCCCGCTGGAACATACACACTTTCTATTAGCGGTACTAACACTTTTCATGACAATGGCGGTGGTTTACAAGGCTATGGAGTTGTTGTGGCTTCTGATTGTTACAGCACTTGGTATCAGGCACAAGTATGAAAAACTATACAATTTTTAATCCTACTACGGGTGAAATCGTTCAATCAGGTGTTTGTTCGGATGACGACTACCAACATCAAATTATTTCTGATTGTCAAACTATTGAAGGTAAAAGTGACTACAAATTAAATTATGTAGTTAATGGGCAAATTCAGACTTATACAGATGTCCAAAGAGAAGCCAAGGCAGCAGCGCATCCTTTGTATTTTGTTTGGAGTAATTCATCTTTTTCATGGGTTGACCCAACTACTCCTGACCAACAAAAAGCCACTCAAATTTCAGTTGTGAATACAAAAAGAGATAATCTTTTATCCGCTTCTGACTGGATAGTCGTTCGGGCTACTGACCAAGGGACTGCTATTCCTGCCGAATGGAAAACATACAGGCAAGCTCTAAGAGACATACCCACTCAAACAGGTTATCCTTTTAACGTGGTTTGGCCTACGTCTCCTTGATTAAACCAGTTTTAACGCCTAAAATATGAAAAAAATTGTATACGGAGAAGATGCTAGACTGCTTGCTTGGCTTGAACCGAGGCTCGAAGGTCACTTTTCTCCAACGAATGCAACAGCTTTTGGGGTTGAAGATGATAACGAAATCATCGGAGTTGTAGCATTTAATTACTATTCAGGAACATCTGTCCACATGAATGTCGCTGCGTTACCTGGTCGTTATTGGTTAACAAAAGAATTTTTGTGGCGCAGCTTTGCTTATCCTTTTCTTCAGTTAAAGTGTAATCGAGTTACCGCATTGGTACGTGAAGACAATATTCATGCTCAAAAGTTTGACGAAAATCTTGGATTTGTCCGAGAAGGTTTACTTAGAAAAGAAAGTAAAGACGGACAAAATATGATTGTGTACGGTATGCTTAAAGAAGAATGCCGTTTTTTGGAGATTAAAGTATGAAGTTGCATGAATATGAAATGCTACCTGAATTAGCATTTACGCCACGTGGCGGGCGTTTTGGTCGTGGTATGACCCTTTGGGGTAAAGGCGGCGGGGCATCTGCACCCCCTCCAATTGATCCATCAATAACAAGTAATCTTGCAAACAATATTGCTCTTGGTGGGCAATTAGCTACGTCTGGTCTTAATACGTATAACAGTACGACTGCTCCAGCTATTCAAAACGCAATCAATACTCAGACTGCAGCAAATAATACATATTCAACTGCAGCCAATACTGCAGCCAATCAACAATTAGGTATTTATAACAACACTGCTGTTCCTGCTTTGCAAGCTATTCAAGCCGATGCCAATAATTACAACAATGCTGGTTACCAAGAACAAATTGCAAGTCAAGCGTTGGGCGATGTAAACCAACAGTTTGCACAACAACAAGCTAATAACGCATTAAGACAGCAATCTTATGGTATTAACCCTAACTCTGGTGCAGCTCAAATGAGTGGTAATGCCAATGCTGTACAACAAGCCGAGGCTGGTGCTGCGGCGTCTACTCAAGCTCGTGCTGCTGCAGTTGCTCTTGGGTTGCAAAAGCAACAGAATGTATTTAATTTAGCAAACCCATCTTTGTCTAACGCCGCTAGTTTAGGTACAGCTGCAATAGGTGCAACACAAAATAATGTTACCAATGCTTTGGCTATGGGTACTTCCAATAACGCTGCTCTTAACACTGCTGGTGGTTTATTAAGTAGCGCAAATACCGCTGCTAATTCTGCTTACGGTAACCAAGTTAGTGCTTACAATGCAACTCAACAAGCTAATGCAACAACTTCTGCTGGCTTATTTAGTGGTTTGGGTACAGGTATTGGCGCTTATGCTGCTTTAGCATAACATTAAAAGGCGGTGATTTATGGCAATTAATTATGGTGTAGGAATAGGTTCTTTTGCTGAAGGTTTGGTTAAAGGCTATTCCACAGTTAAAGATATTGAAGATAAAAAAGCTGATCGTGCGCAACGTCAACAATTGATTGATCTTCAATTAAAAGAAGATCAACGCAAACAAGCTGAGTTTGACCAAGCACAAGCTGAAAAACAAGCTATTAACAATGTCTCAACTTCTACTTTGGGGCAAGCTAATAAGCCTTCAACAGCACCTTCTATTCAAGAAAATACTAGTGTTGGCCCAGTTCAAGCTCAAGGTTTAGCTGTTAACTCAGGCGATACAGAATTTGATAAAGCTGTTGCTCAAAGTGATGTTAATACGCTGAATCAAAATGCTCAGGCACAAGGCCAAGCAATTCCAACGCAGACACCTGTTGCGCAACGAGCTTTGTCTATGGATGAAGCAAGGCAAAGATATGCTCAAGCTTTATACGCTAATCCAAACATTAGCCCTGAAAAAGCTGCAGCTCTTCAAGCTACGCAACAACAATTACAACTTGGTGGTTATCAGCTAAATGAAGCTGAACAACAAGCGGACTTGAATAAAAAATTTAAAACATTTAGCGATGACCATTTTAATCGCACAGAAAAAATCAATAAAGTTGATCCTAATAGTGCTGAATCAGTAGCTAGCGTTCTTGGCCCTGAATATGAAATGCATAATCCTGGGCATCAGGTCGGCTTTGATAAAAAAACCAATACAGTTACTTTTGTTGGTGATGACGGCAAGCCAGTAGCTATGAAGCCTGGTGAAGCTTTTGCCATGGCTAAAAAATTAAATGACGATCATTTTGCTCTTGGTGCAACAAGATTTGCTAAAAACCCAGCTGAATTTCTTAAAATGTATACCGATATTGAGAATCTTAAAGAGACTCATGCTAAGAATCAAAGCGAAGCTAAGTACCAAGAGAAAGCTGGTAATGCTGCCCTTATGAATGCCAATGCTGCACAAACTAATGCAGCAACGAATGCTCAAATTGGTACATCTACTATTGCGTACAACAATGCACGTACACAAACTGCTCAAATTGCTCTTGACTTAGCCAAGAATAATAAAGCTGCTCAAGAAGCCATGAGGCCATATCAAGATCAACTCGAAGCTCTTACAGATGATGAAATCAAAGCAGGTAAAGGTGATATCATCGCCCAAAAAATGCTTATAGCTGGCTCAACTAAATCTGCTGATATTGCAAAATATTTGGCAGAAAGTAAAAAACAAGCTAAGGGTGAATGGAAAACAGTTCCAGGAGCTGAAGACCTCCAAGAAAATTCTGTTACTGGACAAAGACGACAACTTGATCCAAACACCAACACTTGGAAACTTCAAGGGCAAGGAAAAGTTTCTGAAAATGCAGCTCGACTTGGGGTTTCATCTCATGTAGATCAAAACGGACAGATTGGCTACAAAGGTGCAGATAATCGTTATTATTCGACAGAACAAGAAGCTGTTGAGTCATTCCAAAATAAACCTGCTGCGGAAAAGCCATCAGCAATTCCTACTGAAAAAGCTCAACCTGCTGAGGCTCCTATTCAATCAACTTCGGCTTTACCAAAAGATGCTGTAAAAAATGTTGGTTTTTACCTAAAAGATAAAAGTAAACCGTGGTCAGCAGAAGGCGTTAGTGAGCATTTTGCAACTCAAGCAGAAGCAGAAGCCGCTTATCGTAAAGCTCACGTACAATGGCATTTACAAAATCCATTTGCCAAGGACTAAGCCATGCCAATACTTGAAGGTTTTAAACCTGTTGGTGAGTTATCAGGTACAACTCCAACGATTGTTCCAAATGACAGCAATGCGCTTATGTCTGGTTTGTCGTCAGGCACAAGTAATCTTGAAGGATTGCTGTACGATGCTTTAGGTGCAGGTGCTGATGCCGCTAAACTTAAAGAACTTAAAGAGTGGGCCAACAAACAAGCTAAGCAAAAAGAATATGAATCTTTTGTAGCTAGTAGACCTGAACTTAGTAATATTGAAGATCAGTCTTTAGGTTCTTTACCTTCTTATGCTGCTTATCAACTTGGACAACAATTACCCCAAGTAGGCGGAGCTATGCTCTTAGGTGCAGCTATTCCTGAAGCTGTTGTTCCTGCTGCTGTATCTAGACTAGGTGCTGTTGCTCCTGATTTTCTCAGTGGCGGAGCTTTAAAAGCTGGTGCTGATTTTGCTACTAGACGTGCTGCTTTAGAAACGGGAACGGCTCTTGGTAAAAATGCCATGGGTTTGGGAGCGTTCAACGAAGTCCAATCTATTGGTTCTTTATACAATAGCGCCAAAGAAAATCCTGATGAGGAAAATGCAGGACTTAAATCCTTAGCATTATCTCCAGCTCATGCCGCACTTGAAACTATTCCAGAAGTTCTTTTGGGTAAAGTCATTGGCGGTGAACATGGATTTACTGGAAACTTTATTCAGCGAGGTTTAAAAGCAGGTGCGTCTCAAGCTACTACGGGAGCTTTATCTGAATTAGGTCAAGGTGAACTAGAGATGGCTGTTGGTAAGCCATTAACAGATGAAGAAAAATTTAGCCAAAGATTAAATTCTGGCGTTGCTGGTGGGCTTGTAGAAGGTATTTTGGGCGGCGCTGGCGGTATGTTGCGTAGTGGTAAAGCTGTACCTTTGATGAAAGGTACAAACGAGCAACTAACTACATCTGAATTAGACCAAGGCAATGGTCAAGGTGGCGGTAGACAGCCTGATACTGGAGACTCAGTACAACAAGCTTTAAACGATAATCTTGATCTTGGGTCTACTCCAACGGCTAGAGTTCAGTTACCAACGCTTAGCGCAACTCAGCAAGGGACTACAGATGTAGCTCAACAAGCGGCTGCAGCAGAACAACAGCAACAACAAGCTCAAGCAATTCAACAGCAACAACAAGCGGCTGCACAAGCTCAAGCTGACCTAAAAGCTCGTCAAGATCAAGCACTCCAAACTTTTGGTGTGGCGAATAGTGTTGATGACACCAGAGGTAACTTGGTTGGTAAACCCATCTTATCTAAGAGTACTTTAAGTGTTGTAGCTAATGCGTTGGAAAAAGAACACAGCGCTATGCCTGAAGATCAAAGAACAATTGCTAGCGCAATCATTGCCGCTAATAATGCTTTGGCTACACCTGAAAAAACAAACCCATTGGTAAGCTTTAGCTTTAATGTGGCTGATCCCGCTAAAACAGCTGCGTCTGTACAGAATGCTTTCAAAGCGATTGCTAATGTAGCTACCAAATACCAAATCCATGATGCGACATCTGCTGAGGAAGCTGCTGCCCGTTTGGATGAACAATCTAAATCTGCCAAAGCTGGGGAGTTAGATAAGATCAATGCTATCCATCAAGCCTTGACAGGCAAGGATACTTCTGGTTTCATTGCTAGTCAACAATCTAAAGGAGAGAAAAATGGAAACAAACAACCCCAACGTCAAGTGGAAGCAACTCCCAGGGTGGGAACAGTACCAGTCCAAGGAGGATCAGCTCAAGCAGCAAATGGAGGAGGGAATGTGGGGGGCGGAAACGTTCAACCCATCGGAGCAGGAAGTGTCCCTCAAGAACAGGCTGGACAGCAAACTGGACGAGCACCAGCAGAAGGAATACGGAATAGCCCCAGTGGAGATGTGCTCGGATTGCACAATAACAATGCTGGGAATGGGACTGGGCAGGGGCAGATAAATGGACAAGCGACCCCAACATCTGGTGAGTCCACACAACCCAGCGTTCAAACCGTGGCTAAGCCAACTGTGGCAGAAGGCCAAGGAGCGAGAGTCTATGACCCAACAATCTCCTACTACGCAACAGACCTTAGCCACATCAAACCAGCCAGACGAGAAGAAATCAGAAATGATTTAATTCGAGCTATCCTTGCTCCAGATGTAGAACGAGCTGGTGTGATGACCCTTGCACAAAGGGTTGACATGGTAACCATGGCTTTGATCGATGGTGAGCCACAAGAAGACATTGCCAAACAACTTGGCGTGTCTAAAGCTGCAGTTCAAAAACAATTGGAACGTCTAGGTATTATTGTTAAGCCAAGGCTAACACCTGCTCAACAAAGCGAAATCAATTCTATTGAACAACGTTTAGGCATTCCAGCAGGAACACGCAATACGACTAAAGACCCATTTGCGGTGTCTAAAGCAATTACTACGCAACTTCCAGTTGAAGAAACTGCTGATTTAGTCCATCGTCTTGATGGCTTATATAAGTCTGCTTCCAAAGACTATGGTATTGAAACGCCTAAAGACGGTAAAGCGTTTGACGATATGTTGCTTGACGCAGGTGAAGCCTATCGTTCTGCTGAATTCCCTGACGGTATTGGTGCTGGAGAAATTGTTTACTTGTATAGCCACGACAAGAACGTTACCACTGAGCAATCTTTGGCTGACGAACTAGAGAATGGTAGTGTATCAGGTGATCGTAGCAAGTTGCTTGCTGAAGAAATGCGTGGTCGTGGTGAAGGCAATGAAGGCCAGTCTATGGGAGTTATCTCTCAAGCTGGTGGTAGCCAAGGTGCAGTAGGGTCATTGAATAAAGAGTTCTTTAACCGCATCGAAAAGCTCACCAACGAGATGGAAGCATTGCCTCCAAAAGACCCACGCAGAACAGTGATCGAAGAAAAGATCAAAGAAGAGTGGGCTAAGTATGGTAAGAAACAAGCTGCTCTTGCCGAACAAGGTGAGTTAGAGGTCAACCAAACTGAAGAAGGTGAGGAAGAAAATGCCGTTCAAGAGCAAAGCGCAAATGAGGGAAATGTTCGCAAATCAACCCGAGGTGGCAAAAAAGTGGGCGAAGCTAACGCCCAATCCGAAAAACCTGCCCGAAAAAGTGAAGCCAAAACCAGCGTCAAAAAAGAAACCGTAACTAAGTACCCTGTAACTATCGAAGGCAAACCAGCCACGGTTTCAATTATTCGTATGGTGGATGACCCAACAAAAGTTGATGCGGTCAGAATCCATGTGAACGGTGAAAAACTACCCAGCAGCTTAGGCAAACAAGGTGTAGTATCTGATGAGCAAATGCTCAAGAACTTAACGGACATAAACGTTATTGATGAAGCTGAGCCGAAAGAGGTAAAGTCTGACAATCAGTTGGCAGGCGAAGCATGGGATAAAGTTGCTGCTGAGTATCCTGAAGCTCCAAAATGGGCTGACTTAACCAAAGAACAACAGAAAACGTTTACGGATTTCGGCCCTAAAAATTGGACTGCCCAAGATGTTCAAGGTGAGTTAGTTAAACTTGCAAAAGAAAAACAAACCCAACAGCAAGTTGAAAAACAAGAAACCGAAACCAAAGCCGTTGAAGTTGCTGAAGAAGTTTTACAGCCACATTTAGATAAATTAACCGAAGGCCAAACTACTCGTTTAGAAAACTTCTATAAAGCTAAACGTGGTTCATCTGAATTTATTGCTAAAGTTCGTGATGATGTTGTCACACTAGCAAACAAAGGTGCTGCGGCAATCAATGCTGCCATTAGAGATATTATTAGCTCGCTTGCCAAAGGTGTTTTGGCAGTATCTGTGGTGTTTAATCCTCAGTTCATGAGTGCTCCTAATTTTGTATTGCACCCAACAAAAACAATTACCACTACAACCGTAAGGCAAATCAAAGCTTCTATTCCTCGTGGAGCAGAATCTTTATCTGAGAGTGGTAAAACTGCTTTTGCAACATTATTTCCAGCATTACAAGATGACCTAAAAGCAAATAATAAATTTTTTGTTTTGGCTGATAAACCGACTTCAACAGTTTTTGTGTTTAATCCAAATGGAACTTTATTTGCCAAATCAAAAGTGCTTCTTGGTAAGGCTTATGGAGATTTTTATGTTGGCTCAACTGATTTTGTTAAAAACCGCATAACTCCTGCTGGTCTGTTTAAAATTAATGCTGAAAAAGGCAGTGAAGTTTACGATGGTAAAACTATCTATACGATTGGTAATGTAAAAGAAGGTTGGACTGCTGCTATTTTCCATACCGTTTACACCAAAGAAGCTGATGGCCCTGCTCGTGTAAATGCTTTAACCAAAGAAGGTGCTGGAGATTCAAGATACTCTCATGGTTGTATTAATGGTAACCCTGAGTTTATGAATAAACTTGCCAATAGTGGCATGATGAACGAAGCTCATATGTTTGTGGTTCCTGATAACGCTAAGTTATTGGATTCTTTTATTGCAAATAAAGTTTCAAATGAAGATTTAACAAGAGAAACTATTGAGCCAAAAACTGTTACTGAAACCAAGACAACTACTGTTCCTAATGCAACTTCTGTTGCTACCAATCAAATTGTTGGTAAAGAAGAAAACGTATTCAAACCAACTAAAAATTTAAAATTTGGTGAAAATACTACCAAGGGTGTAAAGAATCCTTATTCAGTTGCAGAACTCACTGATGAGATTAAAACATTTATTCGTGCAGATATTCTTGGACGCAAACTTAAAATTGTTGAGAATGTTCAACAATTACTTTTATCTCCAGATCGAGAAGAACAAATCGTTGGCGCTGCTATGGGTGTCAATGGCGCTTATGGTGTAGCCACAAACGGCACAGCTTACTTGATTGCTAACCGTATCGAAAAAGGTACAGGTCGTGCCAAATTTATGCACGAAGTTGGAGCCCATTTGGGTTTAGAAAAACTTCTTCCAACGGCTATCTACAACAAACTTACAGAACAAATCGCAAGTTGGGCTAAGTCTGACAATGGTTCTGTTGAATCCACGTTAGCAGTTAAAGCTGCTGAACGTGTTATGAATGCCAATACACCTAAAGAAGATCAGCGTTCTGAACTGCTGGCTTACTTTATAGAAGAAGCAATGCAAGCAGGTATTGATCCAACTGCGGCAGGTAAAGAATCAGCAGCTTTATCGTCTTGGTTCCGTACATTGTGGGCGGCATTTAAAAATGCTGTTCGTAAACTTGGATTTAAAGAATCTAATCTAACTGCTCAAGATGTAGTTAACCTTGCTTTTGGTGCAGCTCGTTTAGAAATTACTGGCACATGGCATGGTACTGCTGCTAGCTTCCGTAAGTTTAACCACAAGTTTATGGGTTCTGGTGAAGGAGCTCAAGCTTATGGTTGGGGTACGTATCTTGCACAACGTGTGGGTATTGCTCATGGTTATTGGAAAGCTGATGTGCAAAGGAAGACTTCGCCTGTTGAAGTTTTGTACAACGGTAAAGATATTGACCATATTGCTACAGACTTATTTTTCAAAAGCAATCTTACTAAGGATGAAAAGGCTTTACTGAATATAGTTACAGAGCTTAGTTTGCAAGCAGGTGTTGGCAATACTGACTCAATTCGCACCGTTCACTTAAATCTTGCTAAAAAGTTAAATAAAACAGCAGAAGAAAAATATGCTTCGGAATGGCTTGATAAACATTATTCTGATTTTTCTACAAAAAGTACAGCCCCTCTTGGTAGTTTATTTCGTGTAGATGTTGGCGTTGGTCAAAATGATTTATTGGATTGGGATGAGCCCTTATCTAAACAACCTAATGTTTTAAAAGCAATTAAAAACAATCTTTCTTCTGATGTCATTAACACGCTAGAAGAAGAGTACAACGATGATTTAGATAATCTTACTGGAGAAGACTTTTATCGTGGACTGCAAGCTTTAGAAAAAAGAGATGGATTAATAAGCGATCAGTTTAAAGATGTTGAAGATTACAACAAACGTTTAGGCAATAAAGGCGCAAAACAAATTGTGTCTACTTATTTAGATGAAATAGCTAAAGTCCCTGGGATTAAATTTTTAGATGCTATGAGTCGGGGCGCAGGCCCTGAAAAGAAACTTGTTTTCCATGGAGTTAAATATACATCAGATGAATTAAGACATCTAGTAAAAGAAGCTCGAGAGGGAAAAGGAACTCTTACTCTTGACCAAGTAACAAACTTGCGCCATGTACTGCATGTTGGTATTAATGCAGCATTAGAAGAATACAAAAAGAAAATCCAAAGGACAATTGATTCTTCTGTTCAAATATACAAAGAATCAAGTGAGAGATTTAAAGTACCGTATAACGAAGCTGAGGCATTGGCGAGGGCTAAAGCAATAGCTGAAAAAACTTACGAAGCTCAACAACTGAAATGGCTAGAGGATAACCTTAAAAATATTGATGTTATCTCCAAAGAAAAAGTTCGCACAAAAAATTTAGTTGTCTTTAATGACAAAAATATCCAGCGTGTTGGATCAGAAGTTGCTGCTGATAGACAGCGCATGAAGTTTGGTATTGACCAAGCTACTGTTGATAAAAATATCAACAAGCTACCTCCTAGGATTCAAAAGCCTACACGAGTCATCACAGACTCATTGTTCAAGCAAGTCATCTCTAAGATGGGTGCAGCCAAAAACTTGATCTTGAAGTCTGCCATCACAGAAGATGTGGTGAAGTACGCACAGAAATATATGCGTTCCGCAGACAAATACTTGGCAGCTCAGTATGCTCGTCAAGCCATGGTGAACAAGTTCAACAACAAAGTTGATAAGATTCTTACAGCTTATGAAAAACTCGACAAAGCGATCCAAGGTGAAGGCGCAGGTAGCGTCAATGAATTTATCGCTGATTCAGTGCTTAGTGGTAAGTGGGGTTATTACCCTGGTTCTAAATTTGTAGGCACTAAGTTGTTTGAAGTTGATCCAGATATGGAGAAACGTTTCAAAGCGTTTGAGAAGTATGAAGGCGCACAAGAGTTAATTAAGTCAGTATTTGAGCATGGTCACGATGTATTGATGTCTAAACAATCTGCTGCAACTAAAGCGGTTGATGCTGAGTTTGCTGAGCGTGAGCGTCAAGCATTCTTTGACCCAGATATTTTGGATCAGTTACGTGCTGAGAAAAAGGCGGCTATTGCCAAGATATCTTTGGGTGATCCCACTGTACCCTACGCACCCTTGAGCCGCTATGGTGATTACGTTGTGATCGCTAAGTCTGCTGAGTACCAAGCCTACGAAGATATGCTGAGTGGCGAACGTGGTATGGCTACTGGTAACAACGATATCGTTGGGGATGCCAACAGAGCTCGCATTTGGATGGATGAAAATCAATCCAACTCAACTCACTACGTTGTTCAGTTTGCTGAAACTTTAGGCGAGGCCAATAAGATTGCTCAAGACCTTGGCGCTACTGGCCTATACGATAACGTTCAGTCGGGTGAAAAAGAAACTCAAGCTAGCTATGCTGGTGGTAGCGATATCCATTTGGCTGTTACTAGACTACGTAACTTATTCAAACGTTCCACTGAAAACAAGAGTACTCCTGAAGCCAAAGCTTTGGACAAAATGATCGGCGACTTGTACTTGTTGGCTACTGCTGAGAACAGTGCTCGTAAGTCTGAGATTGAACGTAAAAAGATATCAGGCTTTGATAAGAACATGATGCGTAACCTAGCCACAAGTGGTAAGGCAAATGCTCATTTCTTGGCTAGCATGGAACACAATGACGCAATCAATGAAGCCATTGATGAGATGCGCCAACAAGCTAAAGCCAATCGTGCTGAAGCCATGCCTTACTTCAATGAGCTGATGGAGCGCAATTCGGCTTCCATGAACTATAAGAGCCCAAGCATCATTGCCAAGTCTTTGAATCAGGCTAACCATATCTATTCTTTGACTTTTAGCCCTGCGTTCTATCTGCAACAGATGGTGCAAACTGCGGCTATTTCTTTGCCATACCTTGCTGGTCGTTTGGGTTATACCAATGCTGCCAAGCATATCGGTCGTGCATACCAAGATGTGAGCAAAATTAAGAATGCATTAGATTTCAAGAACGTCAATGACCATCTTGATTTCAGCAAAGCTCCTGCTGATGTGCGTGCAATGCTTGATCGTTTGGTAGGCATGGGCAAGATTGATATCGGCATGGATTCTGAGTTCAAAGCCAAGGGTTACGATCAGACTTTGTTTGATAAAGTCATGTACAAAATGCAAGGTATTACCAACCGCATCGAAACTGTCAACCGTTCTGTAGCTGCCATAGCCGCTTATCGTGGTTATCTTGAACGCTACGGTATGGATAAAGTGGAAGGTGCAACCCAGTACGCTGCAGACGTTGTGTCCGATACTCATGGTTCATACGATGGATTCAATACTCCTCGTGTACTCCAAAGCACGTTTGGTAAGGTAGCGCTCCAGTTCAGACGTTTCCAAATCATCCAATTGTCTATGATGGCAAAGATGATCCATACTGCTTTCATCGAGAACTCAGCTTCCAAAGAAGAAAAACTTGTAGCCAAGAAAACACTTGCGTTTATCTGTGCTCAGATGGCGGTAGTGGCTGGCGGCTTGGGTGTGCCATTTGTTTCTCAGTTGGCATTCTTGATCCTGAAGATGTTCGGTTCACCTGATGAGCCTGATGATGTTGAGTACAAGCTACGCAAATTGATTGGCGATCCAGTTGCGGCTGAGTTGTTGTTGCGTGGTGTATCGGGTGCTGTCGGCTGGGAATCTTTCGGTAAGAAGATATCCATGGAAAACGTTGCGTCTCCATTCGGTGGGTATGTAGTTCCTGATCTTACTAATCGTAAAGGTGTAGAAAAGACTGCTCTAGCGATTCTTGGCCCTTCGCTCAGCTTGACTGAGAAGTTGGCTGATGCTTTCCAATATACAGCACAAGGCAATTACTACAAAGGACTTGAGGCTGCTTTGCCAAATGGTTTATCAAACTCTCTTAAAGGTGCTCGTTACCTTACAGAAGGTATGACCATGAGGAACGGTGACCTTGTAATGAAGCCTGACGATATTGGTATGCTTGGTGCTGCATCTCAAATGTTTGGCCTGCCAACAAATGCGATCACTCATCAACAGTTTGCTCAGAAAGTTAAAGCTGAATACGATCAGCAATATCAGGAAAGGTTGACTGAAATTAAAGGTGAATATGTGAAAGCCTATCGTGCCAATGATTCTAAAGGTATGTCTAATGCTAGAGAGGAATTTAGGCAGATGGAAGAGTCACGTATGGCTAACGGATACAAACGCCAACCATTGTCTGAGTTGTTAAAAGCACCAATGGCGGCAATGAAGCGTGAACGTTCTGTAGTCAATGGGGTAGAATCTACAAAGCAAAATAAACAATTCTTAGCCACGATGGGTGCATGATGGAAACAGAAATCGAAACAGCACGTGAACTAGCCACTCATGCCGCAGATATCAAACATCTGCAAGATGATATGGATAAATTAATGTCCGATATGGAAGACATTAAGAAGTCCCTTCAGGCGATTAGCACTACTTTATCTGAGGCCAAGGGTGGGTGGAAGATGCTAATGTTGATTGGTGGAGCTAGCGGAACTGTTGGCGCAGTAATTATGCAAATCATTCATAGCATTCCTTCTTGGAAATAAAAAATCCCCCAACACCGTGAAGCGTTGGGGGCAACCCTCTAAGGAAAAACCAACTATGGCAACTAACCGTGTGATGCTACCATAATCTCTTTCACATTGCTAGTTATCGGGCCACTGGTTTTTTCGACAGCTCCTTCCATGGCTGAATAATCCAACACGATGCAAGCACAACTACCTGTTGAGTGAGCTGTACCTCTACCCATATTGAATTTATCTGACCATGGCACGATCCATTTTTGACTCTGCGCATACTCCATTAGAACTTTTGGTTCTGTTCTATTCTTAGAGCACCAATCAATAAATTCTTTTTTCGCAATAAATAACTTACCGACATACTTACTATCGGTATACGTATTACTACCTAGAACTCGTCTACCTGCAACGGTTCCCATGGGGCGAGAGACTGAATCTTCAGGGCCACGTGCATCGGTTCTCAAATCTCTGTACTCGTACGTCACAATTACTCGCTGAGACAACTCTCGAATCATTCTGCTTATGGCATCGTTCGGGTTGGTCATGTTGTTAGTTGTCACTGTGTTTGTTAGATCAGTCAACATCCTAGCGGTAAAGTTTACCAAGACTTCATAGTTAAAATCCACAATACCTAAGTCGATAAGTATTCTTGCGGCTGATAGCGTACAAGCGGCATGGCTTCTAAAGAATCGATACTCTGACTCGGGCAACATGACTGACAATTTGTTTTCAGTCTTTGCATACAAGTCTGCCACTTCCTTTTGGTGTGTCACGATATAACGCACAAAGATATCACCAGCATTGCCCATGTTTTCACGCATCACATCGATGGCATCTGACACAGTTTTTGATGGATCAATGATAGGTACATTATATTTTGCAAAGTTGATTCCGATCATACGAACGGCTTCAGCTTGAGTATTGGAGTTATGAGAAGATAGCTTAGAGTGCATATCTTCGTTGGCTGTTACACCCACAACTGCTTTCCATGAATGCTGTTCAGCAAATCCAACACGACCACCTTGGGATGTCAACCTAGCTCTGTCTGTACCTTGGGATACAGTGTACGCAAACGTAGACAACTCTGCGGCATCCATATCGGTCATCTCATCAAACACCACTGGAATGTTTTTGTGAACTCCAACGATAGCCCAACGAGCGTTCCTTGTGGCTCCATCCTTACCTGCATAGATCAACTTGTTGGCATCGGCTAGACCGTACAATGCGGCTCGCCACACAGATGTTTTACCCTTACCTGAATCTCCGCTATTGATAGATACCAAGGCTCCGTTGTAGCTGTCCTCGCCAAATGGTGTGAGCAATGATCCGTAGACATTACAGAATACATACTGAGCTGCTTCGCTGTTCCCTCTGTTGTAGATAAAGTTTACAGCTTTGGAATACTCAGCAAGTGTTCCACGAGGTATAGGATAAGAAGCTCTGTGATCTGCCGCACCGCCTCCAATGAAGACTTTGCGAACTGATCCATCGGTGTGATAAAGCCTGTCACCTAGGAGAAACCCTGACATATCGTCTCGCCATCCAAATGAGGTTAGCGTATCAGTTTCTCTCTGCTCCGCCATCAACTTATGAACGGAGTCACGTATATATGCAGTCATGTGCATAGTAGCGTCCTTGTTATTAGTTGGCATTAACTCGTACTTTGAGAGGGCTTTGAGCATATCGCTTGAGCTTGCGAGGCTCGAGGTGTCGACTTCAAAATCCCTAACCCGTTTGTCGGGTAAGTGCATTCTGATGGTAAACGCAAATGACCCATCGCTTTTACGAATCCGCTGTATGGGGTAGAAAAGCGAAAGACTAAAGGAGTATGGTTGGTTGATTCCATCTTTGTCCTTAATGTAACGAATCATTCTTGCGTTGTACTCGTAGCCTTCGGGCAATGGAGGAACTGTCGTTTCGACTTCTTCCGCTTCCTCAGTAACCACTTTGACAATTTCTTCTTGTGGCTCAGGTACGATACGACCCAACAGAATTGGAGACTTTACTTTCCCATCGTTAACACAACCTGCACATCCGTCAGGATTACATTTCTTAAAGAACTCGCAAGTTGCTGGGCCTGTATCCCATGTCTCATACCTAGTTAAAGTATCAGTTTGTGAATGGCCTGTTGCAGCCCTTTGTGAACTCCACTCAACTGCTGTATCATAGCCTTCAACACAATGTTTAATTATTCCAATTACACCACGCCATGTATCATAATCAACATCTCCTTTGGTGTCTCGCATCTTCCCAACTTGTTGGCAATGGTTGGCTACTTCGGCGGCAGAGCACTCTATACTCGGCCCTATATGGGCTAGCAGATCATCGTTTAAACCAGACGACTGATAAGAGTTTGGTGAATGGATCGGAGCGCCATATTTCTCGACTAGCTTATTCAGTGCTGTTAGAAAATCTTTCGGATCGACAGCATTAGATTCTTTGAGAACCTTGACTTCTTTCTCAGGACGATTAGCTTTTCTGTTAGTACTTCCAACAGGGCGCAGGATAGAAGATAAGTCAGCAGTGCGGGTAGGATCAACCAATAGCCCAGCACTTTGAAAAACCGATTTAAGCACATTAGCCATTTGTCTCCAGCTCTTTGGGCCGATAGACTTAGTGAGAGGCCAATAGCAATGTACACCACCGCCACTATCGACAAGCATGGGTGCAGGAAACTGATTTGCATGACAGAATCGTAGTATGGCTTTAGCGGCATCTGTCTTTGTAAGGTAGCCCTTACCCTCATCGTGTTTAGATTGACCGCAATCAATGTCAGCCCAAAAGGATTTAGCCTTATCCCAATTAGGCTCTCCACGGTATTTGGTTTTTGTATTACCTTCGACCGTTGTTTCGTAGCTTGGTGCTTTGTATGCACAGCAAGCATGGTAGACAGTTAAATTAGGTTGAGCATTGTAGGATGTAATAGCTTTAGCCATTAACTCAAGGGACTCATAAGCTTTGTGGGCTATCCCTGTATGTCCTGCTCTGCTCAACCCAACAAACTTAAAGCCCTCCTCGGGCAATATAGTTTGAAGAAAGGTTAACGTATCCATTACGCTCTCGCAATGATACTCTTTCCAGTTGCATGAGAACCGATTGTGATCGTCTTCTCAATGTGGGCCAAACAAACTTTCATCATATCTCCAGCTTGAATGGAAGTGTCGCATGACTCAACGATCACACGGCCTATAAGTTCTGAGAGTCCAAGGATAACTTCTCCATGATTGAATCCTTTATCATTGAGTGCGAGATTCGCTTCGATAACTACACCTGCAACTTTACTTGCATCTATTTGGTATGACATGGTATTCCTTAAAAATGGTGGGGGCCCCATAAAGCAGGGTTGGGGTGGCGACTTATCCTTCATCCCCTCGGAGCTAAACCGATGCAATCCCCCGAAACTAATTAATCATCGAAATTCAAATCGTCAAGATTCAAATCAGGGATGGACACTTCGACTTCCTTTGGCTCAGGCTTGGGCTCGGCTTTTGGCTTTGCTTTGGGCTTATCTGCCACGGTTTTAGGTTTTTCATCCTCAGTCTTCTTTACAGTGACCGCAGGTAGATCAGGCTCATTATCGACAGCTTCGGTGGGTACGAATGCTTGACCGAGAATCTGAGCTACGACATCAGAGTTTACAACTTCTTGGACTTGTTTGTAAGACTCATCGTCCAACAATCCTACAGCCTTAAATGTTAACTTTGGTGTTGCTTCTTCCATGACGAAACCAATTTTGGTAAGAACCATGTTATAAGCCAAACGCTTACCGCCACGCTTTTCTAGGACTTTCCCTAGTTCACCCAATGCACGAATAGATGCAGGAGGGATACGAATCAAGTATGGGTCATTGATACGGTCAGGAGTAGCCACAGCCATGCGAACTGAGTCTTGGCAAGCCTTACCCTTGCTACCTTGCTCGCTGATCTTGGAACCCCATTGGTTGTTAGGGCATACAGCACAAGACTTAGATACTGGCTCATCAACTTGCGCATCGGGTTTGATGCCATCGTTACTGAAACAATCAGGCTTGAGATTCTCTGCACCTTCTGTATAGCCTTTGGCATACCAAACTTTAGATGTACCCTTGTTCACCTTGAGCATAACAACTTCAATAGAGGTTGCCGCACTGTCAGGGTCTTTGGGATTAGGTAAAACTGTACGCTCGCCATCTCTAACAATCGTAAAGATTTTGCCTTTGATACTAATGACTGGGAAACCACCACCAGCGTGAGCTGTTAAGTCATTGTTTAAGTCTGTCGCTTCTGCTGTTTTTAAATACGCAGGTAAATTTTCGCCATCGAAAGGGATGATATTACTCATCGTTTTTTCTCCAAGAAGGGTTAGTTAAGACGAACGGCGAATGTTTACCACTCGCTCTGATCGCCATGAAATTCCAGGGGGTAGGTCGTCATTTTCCGCTTTGAATTGTTCTACCCCTGTTTTAGAACAACGGATTTCCATCAACTGCCAATCTCCATTTGTTTTCACAAATTGGAAGAAAGCGTCTTTGTCAGCCACAGATGCGGTTGATCTTGTAGAAGTGTATGCAGTACCAAATTCAGTTTTGATCGAGTCCATGCCCGCAGAATCGAAAGTCTGCAACAAACTCGCTTCAATCTTTTCTAGCACTACATCCAACTTCGCAACTTTCGCTTCGTATTCTTTTTTGAATTCCGATTTTTTATCTCTTAACTCAATGTACTTTTGTACAAGTTCCGATAGTTTCATTTTTGTTTTCTCCTAGAGGGGGGATAAGGTTAACAGAAAAATTATATTTGTGCACAGTATTTATACTAATTCTTCGCCCTTCATGATCTCAAGCAAAGAACCTTGTAACTTTTGTTTCTTTTGTAACCGTGAATAAATTTTTCGTTCTATGTCGCTCGCAGCGATATGGACAATCACAGTGGTGCGAGTCTGTCCTGGCCTTCGTACACGAGCACAAGCTTGTTCGTATACATCGTTACTATGTATTGGTGCGTACCATACAATAGTTGTTGCGTTAGTTAGTGTCAGCCCATGGCTCATCGTTGCAGGGTTTGCAATGATAACGTGTGGGTCAATTGTTTCTTGAAAGTTACTAAAAATTTCATCTCTGTTTGATTTGCTTACTCCTCCGTGAATACACGCAACAGTCCACTCCTTGGATAATTCCGTAGCTAAATGCTCAAGTACTCCAGTGAGTGGGACGAATACCAATACCTTACCTTCAGATTCTTCAATGATCTCCCTCAGTACGTCTAGCCTTGGCTTGGATGGAATGTTGATAGACTCTCCGCCTTTACCATAAGCAACTCCGCAAGCAATTTGTACAAGCTTGTTGGCTTTAACTGCTTCGTTGACTGCAAGGACTTCACCGCCTTCATATTCCATCATGAGCTTTTCCAACATAGCCTTGTAAGCTGTCTTCTGCTCGGGTGTCATTTGAACATCACGTGATGAAATAATTTGTTCAGGCAAGTCAATACAATCGTCTAATGCAAAACGAACTGATGGTTGCATCATTTGCTTTACCACTTCAACTGCGTTGGGTCTTGGAACCCAAACGAATTGTGTGATTTGTTTCATTACCAAGTCTTTAAATTTGGAAAAATACTTTGGTACGTCAGGATTTGTTGGGTTGACAATTCTGCATTGCGCCCATGCGTCAGTCGGTTGATGTGGTGTAGGAGCTCCAGTAAGTCCCCAGATTCTTCTCGGATGTTGCTTGTTACAGATATCGTTGAGTGTCTTCCAACGGTCTGTACTAGCGTTGCGGAACATTGCGATTTCGTCCACGATAATGAGATCGATATCATCTCTTGCTCTTAAATCTTCTTGGATGGTTTTAATTCCATCGGTGTTGATAATATAAATGTTCACGTCTTGCGCCAATAGTTTCTTACGGCGCTCTCGTGTTCCATATAGAACCGCACACTCAAGATGAGGGAAAGTCTTCCACACTTCATCAGCCCATGTACGCTCCATAGTAGATAACGGACAAACGATCAGAACCTTCTTGACCATTTTTGCATGACGCATATAGTCATAAGTCCATAGCGATGTCACCGTTTTACCTAAGCCCATAGAGTTAAGGCAGAACGCTCTATCGTGCATTGATAAGAAGTTAGCCGTATCTATCTGAGCTTGGAATGGTTTGAACCGCCCAGTGAATTTATAGTAGTACGACATGGGATCAGGTGCTTCAAGCCCCAAGTTGCGTAACACTTTAACTTCGTCAGGACGATGTGGCACAGCCACGTAGTCTATGCCATTGTGATTTATCACTTTGGCAGTAGGCATTACAGTAGTTATCCTAGAGGGGTTGCGCAGTTTATATATCAGCGCTTTTTTATCTTGTCGAACGATCATTTTTTAGCGCTTTTGTTGTCGCCCCAAACCTTGCCATGGTCATCTCTCCACCCACGATTTTCTTTGGCGGGTATAGCACGCATATTGCTCACTTTATTTTTACCGCCAACGTCTAGCATCTTGATGTGGTCAATGTCTTTACCATCGCCTTTCTTTGCTTTGCCAGCCTTAATCATTTCTGCTCGGGCTTTGTTTCGCTCCTCACGTTTCTTGATTTGGTCTGGTCTTGACTCGTACGCTTTGTCGTACGCTGCTTTAGTAGGCCCGCCTTTGTTCATCTTTTACTCCTTGTAAAAATGCTCTAACTAATTTTGCATCGTCAACCACGATAACATAGCCACCATGGTCTTTGATTTCCTTGATTACACGATCCTGATTTGGTGTCGTATTGTTGATCTTACTTGGTGCTTTCGTTTCTATGGCAAAAAATTTACCATCGATACAACATATAAAATCAGGGATACCCACAACACCAAAACCGTTTTGCATCGGGCAAAAATACCATACATTAAATTCTTTAAGAACTTTCTTGACTTCATCTTTGACCTTCCCTTCAGGTGTACGTGCCATTACCGTTTATCCTTGTAGAACTTACAGTTTTTGACTGGACACCATCCATTGCACAAACCTGATGGGCGCTCAATCCATTTATCTTTCTCGTAAGCTGTTTCTAATTTAGATACACGACCTACAAACTCACGCCAAATGATTGGTATCTCCTTGCGGTTAAATAGCTTGGTGTCAATCTTCTTTTCTTTAAGCCACACGAACCCTGTTGATACGTACTCCACATCGGGATAAGCGGCAAACGCATATCCTGCGTATAACATGAGTTGCTCCGTTGGTTTACGCTTACCTGTTTTGTAGTCGAGAATTGCAACGCTGTTATCACATTTAACCACCAGATCAGCAATGCCACGACTCCAAGCAGTGCTCCAATCAGTAGCTTGGAAGTTTTTATCCACAGCCATTTTAATTTCTGCATACTTTTCACCTTTGAGGTTTTCTATTTTTGTAGCCATTGGCTCCCATTGATCCATGCCTTCGGGCAATGGTGTCTTTTCAAGGATACGATGCTCAAACGCAGTATGAACTTTCTCGCCCCATATGGTGTGCTCAGTCGGTGGCTCTTTCCAATCCTTCTTGACTCGGACATGGTAGAACTGTTTGGGGCACGTCTCGAACTTATCGAGTTGCGAATAAGTCCATGCAGGTATGGTCATGCTTTCTCCACGATTGGTCTAGCTTGTTTGCTTCTGATACAGTCGTGCACATAGTTAGTAGCTAGCTCAATGTCTTTAACTGTTGATGCTTCGAGTTGAGCATCGTGTAACTCCATGACAAAGTTAATCGCTTTAAGCTCAGGGCCTTTGACGATGAATCGATATCCAAGTTCAACACCACGTTTAGCACACTCCCACAATGCGTCTTGTGCTTCTTTGATTTCAGCCTTGTACTCCTCACCGATCTTCTGTCTTGCTAACGCTTCGGTAATGTTAAAAGCACTAATCAAAGTGTCGATATCTTCTTTGGTAGCTTGTCCCAGTCGCAAAGCCTCAAGCGCCAAATGATTCTTCAGTTGGAGAGCTACGAGTTTGTCTTTTAAACTGGTCATGGTCAGCATACCCGACATAACATATGCCATGTTGTCAGCACGAACAATTTTTGGTCTGTACTTGGATCGTTTTCTCATCGCTTCATGTTCCTAACAAAAGCCGCAAAGCTTTGTGATGTATCTCCAAAGTTTTTAAGTTTATCGAACTCCAACGCAACTTCATCCAATGTGCGATTGCGAATTACGTTCACAAACCTCTCGTGTTCTTCAACTGATTTTTCATCAGCAACTTGTTCTTCTTCGTTCATTTACACTCCGCATAGTTAATTCCAGACGCAGCTTCACAACTCAGAGGCAAAGTCGAACACCACTTGGGAGTCTTCTTCATCTCAGATAGCATAAAAGTCGTAGCCCACTCCTCTTCGGATTTCGGTACGACACACACAACTTCGTCATGTACTGTCAATGCTACTCTAAATCTTTGATCTGCGCTATCTCTTTTACGCATTTCTTGATCTATTTTTGCCATCTGATCGAACACAACAATACGTGCCAAGGCTTGCACAATGTTCTCTGCAAACTTACCGCCATATAGTTTGACTGGCCCATACCTACCTGCATAACTATATCCATCTTGTCCTTTGTGTAGATTGGGGTATCTCAGCATAGTTCCATTAGGTAAAACCACACCCTCTGAATTAAATTCGAGTAAGTCGCCAAGGCTATCTTCACGACCTGTTGCCATCACATTCAAGTATTTATCTAGTGAACCCCACAAACCCACAATATCTTCGTACTGTGCACGATAGAGAGAAACTATTCGTTTTGCTTCATCGATAGGAATTTCTAATTTGATTCCACCCATACCGATCTTGAGAGTGTTCTTGAACTTCTCAGCACCCATGCCGTAGCCAAGTCCTAGAATACAAGTCTTGCCTACAAACCGTTCAACCTTGTCAGCTTTAGTGACTGGCTTGCCATACACACTCGTTGCGAACTTGGAATAGATGTCAACGTTCTGTGCAAAGTCCTCGATTAAATCGTCTTGTCCTGCTAGCCATGCGACCACACGAGCTTCGATTTGCGCAGAGTCACAAGCAACTACCACGTGCTCTTTTGGAACCGTGATGGCCTTTCTAAGAGCTCCGCCACGAGGTAAGTTTTGGAGATTCATCTTGTCCCCACCGCTAGCTCTGCCTGTGTGCGCTCCCCAGTAATTGAGAAGGATGGGCAACTTGCCACGCTCGGCTATACCGATGAAGGACTCTGTTCGGGTTTCCTCTAGTGTAGATTTGATACCAAGTCGTGCACTAACTACAGCTTGAACCATGGGATTCTCGTGCTCAAGCAAAGCATTGAACTCATGGTCAGTCTTACTGAACGCATACGTCTCTTTGGTTGTACGCAAAGATGTCTTCATTGGAGGATCAATACCTAGCTTGGTCAGAACCTCAGCGAACTTGGGGTTAGATAATAGATTCTCACGACCGATAGACTTGTCAATACGATCCATGAGGATGGTCTTCTTCGCTTGCACGTTCGCCAAATGGTCAGCCAATACGTCCCTGTCAAGCTCCAAGACTGGATCAATAAACATACGCAACATCAAGTCTTGTATGTATATCTCTCTTGCAGGGTTATGGGGTTTGAGGATGTGATACAACTGATACGTGATCTCGGTATCGTTCTTGCAGTACTCTCCGTATTGAGCAAGCTCGGATGGTGTAAAGTCAGCTCGTCTCTTCCCCAGGGCCGCCACGACTTCAGTACCTTTCTGTCCGATGTTGTACAGCTTAGCTAAAGCGGCTAATGAACCGCCCACAGTCAAACCCGTGATAGGTCTTGCCATTGACAATGTATCTAAATAATACTTTGGTTTGATGCCAAAGTGCCAGTTAAGGATGGCCCCGTCAAATGCAGTGTTATGACAAAGCAAATAACAGTTGTGGATTTGAAGGCTAAGTAGAGCTTGCTGCAGCTCGGCGTGACTTCCACTTACCCACTTTGCCGATCCATCGTTGACTTTAAAGCTGAATCCGATCACCTCGAACTGAGGATCACGTATGTATGCTTCTGTTGTTAGCTTCTTCAGACCGTAATCTTTAGAGTAGTAGGTTTCAAAGTCAAGGGTTATTATGTTGTTCATGTGTTTAAGATTAGAATTCATTGGGGGGTTAACAAGGCACTTCAGGATGTCGTACGTAGGGAATTTTCCTTGTTTCTGCCCTACCTAGTTGAACGACCGAATGAACTCCCATTATTCATATGGCTCGATTATCACTTTAACTTTGACAACTTTGTACATAGTCTTGCGATCCATGAGTAGCGCTTCTTCTGCGCTTTTCTTTCGTTTAAAGAGTAAGTAAGGTGCATCATCTATAAAAGGTTTCACATATTGCCCACCTTTCTTTACGATAGCAAACCTGTTGGTACTGATTCGTTTCATAGTAATGCGTCTCCTGCATCTTCAAGTGTTTGTTGTTTATCCCTTCGTTGGATTTCTTCCAGTATCTTTGGATCGACTCTATCGAAAGGCCACCATTGGTTAGCCTGTATCTTGGCTATGATTTCTTCAGTACCCATTCTTCTCCTTCAAAGGGTGGGTGTAAAGAGGTACTGTATAGCTACCTTCTTCACGCTCATGTTCGTCAGGGCAAATTACATCAAGGATAACTCCGTCTTTTTCCATGCCCCACGCTACAGGCTCATCTTTTGTTTCTAATGCTTTTTCTGCTACCAGTTTGGCAAACAACTCCATCTCTTCATAAAACTCAACAACAAACTCTTCGTTCAAGCCAGTTGTTTTTAAACAGTCAATGATCTCTTCTTCAGTCATGTTACATCCTCCCAAATCCAGCCCAACAACTCTGTTGTGTTTTTGATTTGTTCATTAGTAGGCTTTTGAAACATTGCAAATTTTGTCGCTGGTGAACTACCATACAAACACCAATAGCCAACTGGGTCAGGAGGTTTGTAAAAAGTAATTTTTGTTTGTTCAAAATTATCAGTCATGCTTACTCCTTGCACTTATGTGTTGGAAATATTCTTCCTAACCATCCAATTCGCTCTCCACATTTTTGGCAACAATAAGATGGATATTTAGTTTTATCAATCATTTCAATGGCCTCCATTGTGTTTTCGGTACGTTCGCATACTTCATGTAGAAGTCGATCAAGAAATCAAACGTTTGTACATAAGTCATTACAACTCCAGTATCTTCTTTGATTTTCTCTCTGATCCTATCGATCTCAGGCTTGACATCCACAGTTACTCTCTTGTTTCGTATGCGTTTAAGTTTCACAACTTTGTCAGTCATACTTTGCTCCAACTGCGAGCATGATTCCATAGGCCGATGTGCAGACAAGGCACATTAGGGCGAACATGAAATAAACAAGGGTGATGAAATCAAAATAGTAGTAAGTCATATAACTTCTTCTTTCTCCAAGGAGGACATCTTGTACCCAGTCTTGGTCAGGGTTGTAGTATTTATACCGAGGCTCTTGGTAGAGCAAACCAATCTTGACCTTGCCTGTGTCATACACGTTCTTCATTTTTTCTCCAATACGTGTTTAACCATCTCGGTTGTAAATAAGTCTTTAAGTTCTTCGATGTTGCTTGCAATGTAGGTCTTACCTAACACTTGCATGGTGTAACCGTTGGCTACTTTACGCACACTAAAGTCCAAGTCTGAGTGGTGATAGTCCATGGTGTTGGGGTTGTAGATAGCCGTTGTTCCAAACGTACCTCCGTTGATGGCTTGTGCTAACGCACCTGACATCTCACTTTGTTGGGCGGCCCACGCTCCTGCGCTTGTTTGACCCGACTGGCCTGCCACGTTTTGGAATGGGCTTTGGCTCGGGTTCGAGTTGGATATGATTGCGTGAAGCAAGGTGCTCAGATAATTTTTCGCCATAGTGTAGTGCTTTGTTAACGTCATTGATTCCCCCTTTATCTGTGTATCTAGCTAAATACTTAATTGCGTTTCCTCGTAAAAAACCCTCGAATTGTTCGGGGCTCATCCACGCTTCCATGGCCTCCCATGGTTGTACTTTCTTGTTTACGTAATGGCTTCCGCCCACTTGCTTCTGATTCGTGATAGGTAATTTTGCTTTCATATTTTCTTTCGTTAGGATCGATGCCCATGTGGAGCATCAGTTGTACAAGTCTTGACTCGATGCGTGCCAAGCGTTTTTCAATATCGTTGTTCATGATCCTGCACCTGAGAATCTAGCGCCAACGTATGCAGATACAGCCAAGTCTGTATCGATGCTCTTCAAAGCCTCAAGTGCTTTAGACTCAGCGGCTTTCTTTTTCTTAGCTTTATCTCCAAGTCTATCCATATAGTCCTCGTTGATATACAGTGCAACATCAGGCCATAGCTTGATCGCCTCGTTCAATGACTTACAGCTTTCAAGAAACTCAACCACTTGGGTTTCTACTTTATCCCACTTAGTTGTTATCGCTTGTAGCTTACGTTTGTATTCGATGTATGGTGCGAACACTGGTAGGTTCGTGTCCTTGGCAACTATGTTCATATAGTTTTCACGATACCCATATTGGCAGTCCTTGATATGAGGACATTCAAATTGTTTGTTGTCTGTATTCCTAAAGCTAAAGTGCAGCCTACCTCCATCTACGGGAAGTATTACGTGGACAGTATCAGCCATAAACTTCCATTCAGATGGAATCTTATTTTTAAGTTCGATATGTTCACCCCACAACAAACCCATCAATGTTGGATCGTTTAAATCAACACGGACTATATCTGGTACTGCCTCGATACTTCCAATGTCTTTAGATCGAAGGGTTTCGATTCTGTTTTTAACTGTTCCAATTAAGTCTTTTGAAATTGCTACGTACATTTTGTTTTCCTTAGTAAGTTAATTCAACACGCTCAAAGCCATCGTGAGTTCTGTAATACGCTTGACGTACTAACTGCATCGCTTTGGCTACTGCTTTTGCTCTTGTCTGCATCATCTCTTGCTCACTTGCACGACTCCACATACCAACTTTTAACAAACCTGCTAGATATACGGTTGTAATATCTTTGGGTTCAATGTGCTCGGGTCGCATTGCAATGGCATCAAGATCACTGTCTGTGGGTCTTTCCTCAAAGTTCCATTTGTAATCTATTTTTTTATAACTGTTGTACCCTCCTAGTTTGTTAGTGATTGCCATTGTGTCGAACACTTCTTTGAGTGCTTTCCTTGCCTCATTGATAAGTGGTTTCTTAATCAATATTTTGGCATCCGCTATTGGATTCAGTATCTTTGATGGAATTCCATTGTCTCCCATTTGAAACTGCAAACCCACATGACATGGTATGGTTGATCCGTACTTAGCATCCAATCCAAATCGACCAGCCTCATTTCTATAACTCCATGTGCTGATTCTCACAGGGCTTTCTTTAGTCTTGTGTCTTGATACGTCTTGGTAGACTGTTGCATGAAGAATCCACGTTAGGCGGTTGCGTATTGTTATATCGTCTTTACCGTCTGTCAATAAGGTAAGTACGTTTTCTCGATTGATTTTACAAATCGGAATTGGTTTGGTATAGCCTACGTATATCAAGTGATACTCATCTTCCTCTTTTTTGTGGATTAGATGGCAACCTCGCATGACGGCTTTGAAATCTCTACCTTTGGCTCTGCGGTTGAATGCGCTTTGGCAGTTTCTGTAATTTAAATATGTGTGCATGTTTTCCTCATTTAGTTAGTGATACGACTGCTACTGCCCACGCTTGGGCTTCCTCCAATGTCTTAAACTGGTTTCCATTAAGATCAAAGGTATCTGTGAAGATAGTTACTTTCCATTTATACGGCTCTGCGTAATCCTCCCTGCTTACACGAGCAACTGTTGAATTAAAAACTTGGACTGGGTTTTCAACTTGAAGAAGGTACACTTCTTTCGATCTGTACCCTCCGTCATACTGAAGTTGGCTATTGGTAACTTGAACCCATTTCATGCTAGCTCGAAGTGCACATTCTCGCCATGTGTTGCTACCACATCGCTACTGATACACCACACGATAGGATAATCTTGAGCCTCACCGAAGTCGGTATAGCCGTCAGTTAAAACTACCATCACGTCAGGGCTTATGCCATTTTGTGATAGGTAATCAAAGCCAGCTGGCATATGAGTTCCACCACCTGAGAAGAATGTAAGACCAAACTCCTCGCCATGTTCAAACTCATCGTGACGTTGTACGTCTGTGTCTACATACAATACATGGACTTTATCGGGAGCACACATTTCGATGATACGCTTGAGGTGTCCGTTGTAATGATCCAGTTCTTGCTTGCTGATGGAACCAGATACATCGACTTGCACAACAAGTTCTCCCATCTTGGGTAGCTTATCCACGCTAGGCAGATACACATCCTGATGCCTGCGGTTAGGACGTTTCCACGTTTGATTCTGTCTAACTTGAGCTACCATGTGTTTCTCAAGTATGTCATACCATGGAGTCTTGACGTCAAGGATATCGGCTACCATATCCTGTAAGCTACCTGATAACTTACCACGCATCTTGGCAGTCTGCGCAGCCTCAGCGATCTCTACTTTCATCTTACCCTCGATCTCACGTTGCTCGTCTTTGGTCAGTGGTCTATTGCCTGTACCATCTTCACCACCATCACCCTCGATGATATCCTCGCCTAGCCCATCACCATCCATTGGATTATTGTTAGGCTTACCGCTACCGCCACCATTGTCGGGTAGATTGTTATAGATGTTATCGACTGTATCGTCCTTGCTACCCTTCATGTCTACACACTTGGGGATACGTTGTCCAATACCTGCATCGTCAAGAGTATCATTGATCCATGCGTCACCTGCATAGTTCCACTTACGTTGATTCCTACCGCCCAGTCTATTAGCGTGTTGACCTACCACGTGCATGACCTCATGACACAAACCCCACACGAGTTGAGGTACTGGTAAGCTCTCAGTGAACTCAGGGTTATAGAAGATCGTACCCTTGCCATCGACCCCTAGCGTTGGTACTTCCTTGGTACTTACTAGCTTGCGTCTTAACAGTATCGATGCAAAGAACGGATGATCTAACACGATCTGCGTCACTGCTTTCTCTATCTTAGTTGGTTGCGCCATTTGTTTTCTCCTTTTTGATAATAGTAAAACCATCTTCAGTTACGATTGCCTCGGCCTCACCTTCAGCGATCGCTTGCATCGCTCGGCATATGGCTTTTAGCTCGTAGTCTTTCTTTTCTATCTCTGCTTTGTAGTTGCGTTTATCTAGTATGCTACCGACAATCATCAGTACCACGGCTACCATCAGCAAAAACTCCACCACACTTATTTCAATTGTTCCCATACATAAACCCCATTTGTTTTGCTATCTCGTCTAACTTCTTAGCAGTATTCTCACGAACGATTGGAGACTCTCGTAAGACTGCGCCATTGTCTTTGAATATACTGATCGCTCGTTGGATCGTGTCTGCCATCTGCTCGATCTCTGGATCGTCCTCCATGTTCAACTTCCTAGCCATTTCAATACCCTCGATGATGTTCTCGATTGCACTATCTCTAAAGATCGCACCTTCAGTACCTATGGGTTTATTTAACTTCTCAATTAAGTGACCCAAAGGTTGCATCATCTTCTTAATGACCTCAGCCCTTGCGCTCCGCTGTACTTCCTCCATGGTTTGGTTAAATGCCTCCATGTCTGCATCGCTAATGTCAAACAAGAAGTGCTTGGACTCAGGTAGTGGACTGAATCGAATATCGTGACCCATGCCACGCTCAAACACCTCAGCCGTTGGATAGTCATCGATACTTGGTGCTATATAGCGAGTAGGTTTAGCTTTGCCTGAATCCTGGGCTATGCGAGATTGCACATCAAGCTGTACATACTTGTCATAGTTAGGCATATGCAAGGCCATCATGTTATCCACCTCTTGAATGATGTTGCGCATATTGGTTGTGTACTCAAAGTATCTTGCGTTGGGCAAGAGCCTTGGGCCTTTGTCAATATATGCGAGCGTGTTCTTTTTATGATAGGTATACACTTCACCCGCCTTGCTCATGATCTGATTGATCGGGTTCAATGGATCACGAAACAACTTCTTATTGACGATGAATGCAGTGTCACCTAGCTCGGCTTGTAGATATTCCTCTGCCATCATGTCACGCTTGGTTAGGTTCGCTCTGCGTGTTGTGAGCTTGACTAGCATTGCCTTGCTAGATAATGTCTTGAGTTGCATCATTTAAATCTCCAATTGAGTTAGTCCGTTGATTACCTTCTTACCTTGAATGTCTTTGAGCATTCGCTCTAAACATTCGATTAAACCTTCTACTGATTCACATCCTGTACAGATGTTGGTGTACCCTGTTATTGTTTTTTTCTCGTAATACACCTCCTTGATCTCAAACCATGGATCACCACCATTCTCATGGCTCATGTCTACTATTCTGTGATTCCAATGCATACTTCCTCCTTAGTTAGTTAATAGGTAGGGGTCTGTGCCCCTATTCATCATTACAGTAAAACGCTTGCATTCTTTACTGACCATTGCACGAACGCTTTGGTATCCTTGATCTCAGGCTTGCGCTTGATCGAGTCGAGCATATACATGACTTGGAACTCCTGTGGCAGTCTGCTTGCATACTCAGTCAATCGATCGAAGTTATCTGCGCTGACACGGTTAGATATCGCACCAGTTAACGCATACATGACTGCTTTGTCGGTCGGTACTTCCGCTTTGCTTGGGTTCATAATGATGCCATCGATGTTAGGCAGACTCCTGAAGATACGAAGAAAGCCAGTGAACTCAGCCGCCGCACCCTCGCCAACAAGTCCTGCGATGTTGCCATAATAGAGATCACTAGGTAGGGTATCGTTGACCTCATTGACCAGTTCCCATGATCTTGGGGTTGGATTGATACTGCGGTTAGGATCGAAGTCACTCAGTAGGTTTGGTCTGAATCTGATGAACTGAATCAATGGCATCTTGAGATCGGCATCGATCGCCCAGTCGCACCAGTCGTCTAGGTTCTCGTCAAACTGTAATGTCTGCATACGATTACCCAGTTTGGTACTCATGCGGTTCGCACCTGACTTGTCTTGGGTACGATTACCTGTGGCAATGATGAACAGTTTAGGGTGCAACCTGAGCTCACCAGCATAACGATCCAAGATGACTCGACACATGGGATTTTGCATCGGTATGGGTGCATCGCTTAACTCCTCGATGAGCAGTGCGCATGGTTGGTCTGTGCCATCGTCTCGAATACGATAGAACTCAGGCATTGGTATCCATTTGGCTACGTCTGCCTCGGTACGTGGAACACCCATGATATCGACTGGATCACGAAGAGACGGGTTGAACTCGGTTACACGCTCGGGGTTGATGCCAAGTGTTTTGATAATGTCACGACCCAGTGAAGACTTACCACCCCCTGGTTTACCCTCGATATAGGGCACAAGTTTGTTACCAGTTGAAAAGTTAGCAATTACGGATTGCTTGATATCGGAATACTTCATGTGATTTCCTTAAATGTTGAAGTTATGATAGGTTTATTTACTAAGTGACGAGCTCATCGTGTGAGCTTCTTGTTATTGTTTACATCTCCCATCTGCGGAACATTCGGCATGGTGCGTCATAGTCCAAAGATGTTGAGGTGAATCGGATTTCCTCCCATGTCGGGATTCTTGCTTTCAGTGCCTCGATAAAGATACCTGCGTCACAGTCTTCTTCCAAGAACACACGCTCTCCACGTATGTATGAGTAACGTGATATCTTATCTTGGATATTTAGCGCATATATTTCATCTAAGCTGACCTCTAACCACGCATGGCCTGGATCACTGATCCAGTTATAGGTTAAAGTATTCTTTGTTGGCATATGTGTTGCGTTGGTTGTCATATTATTTTCCTCCTGTTGATTCGAGTAACATTCCTCCGATGACACCACCGAAGAACACCAAGGCTTGCGCCAAGTAATACCCTCCGATGAATGATCCGCCTGTGTATATCGCTGTGCACATGACAGCGGTTGCTAAGATAACCATATGATCTCTGTTGATGTTGTCATAGAATTTCATTTGAACAGTCCTCCTTTGTTGTTGATGCCTTTTAAATCCTCGGGATCGGTGATGAGTAGGTAGTTACTCTTGTGCATGGGCACGATGGTTCGCTTGGTTCTACTGGCTACCTTGTCTCCACATCCCATACAGATGGGACGCATTGCCCTCGCTCGGTGTGGTTCCACACGAACTGCATAGCATTCGGTACATATAGGTAGATAGTTCTCATTCATAGTAGCCAGCCTCTTGTGTATGTTCTGGGTTGATTCCTTCCAACGATGACGGTTCGGGTCGGTTGGAGTTCGGTGAGTAGTGAATAGGGGCCAACAACGTCTCCTCTAAATGGTACAACTGTGTTGGTTTTGAGTTGTTGTGTATGTAATCCAGTAATTAAGTGAGTGCGTTTCATATGTAGTCTTTCCATGATAGGTTTTTGTTGGGCATCGCCATTTGATCGAGATACCAATTGATGGACATCTCTGCATCGGAATCCAAGGTTGGATCGTTGTCGATGAACGGGCATTCGTACTCTTCATAATCCACATCTGTATATACAGAGTCGATGGACTTGGTGGTTGTGAGCATTAAACGTATTGACATACTTGACTCCTTTAGTAAGTTAATTGACAAGCGGAAAACAGAGTTGTATACTCCTGCTTATGCAGGAGTGAGATACAAGGTTTTGGAGAGGTGAATATTCCAGTGAAAATTGATGCGGAATATTCATGTGAGTGGTTACTTACTTGGAAACGTAATAACCATGCGGGTTTCGGAAAATCAGAAAACGAATATTCCAATATTCCAAGTTTTGAAAAGGGTCAGACGGGTTTTGAGATTGTTAGATTTATACGTATGTTATGTTCTCATAAAACACTTCATGCCATGTAACTCTCAAACCTTTCTGATACTATATTTATATGGAATATTGGAATATTGGAATATTCTAGTTAATAAACCTAATGGAATCAATAACTTATGAATATTCCAATCCATATTCCTTCCGAGCACCTTGGAATATTCCAATCAAGCCTCAATGACGTCACCAGTTGATGCAATACGCTCAACGATTCCATACACAAAAGCCTTTTGACCTTTCAATTCCTTACCCTTTTGGCGTACGAGAAACGTGACGCTAGTGCACAGGTTAAATAATACTTCCTTGGAAACAGGGCCTGATTGTGGAACTTGACCTTGCAAGAGGATTGCACCTTCCTTGCCAACTAAACCACAGTTGAGAATGTCCTCAACTACTGGACGATATTGTCCATTACCTAACCATTTAGCGTAAAGTGCCTGACCCATTGCGAGTCGAGTGTCACGAGATGCGAAAGCGATTGCACGAGCAAATGATCCAGTCTTGCCAGTTTTGGCAGACAAAACAACTTGACCATTACCTTCAACGAGAGCGATTGCGTTATCCATGATAAATCCTTTGTGAGTTAATAAGTTAAAGAGACATGATGTGCACCGATTCACGATACACAATAATGTCCCCTATTTCTAGGGGATTTTCTAATTTGCACACGATACTTATCGTGCGACCTCGGCTTACGTGGATTCTTACCCGTTAAACCGTTACAGTCCCGTTTACTCTTGCGAGTGCCACGCTAATATGGCGGGTTTGACGTGAGACTAGCTCCCGTATGATTGTTACTCACGCTAGCTTGATACTCGTGAGATGGCTCGTGCTTGATGGATTGCTAGCCCATTGTTGCCTAAGTGATTACAGTCTTAAATTTTGAATGAACGGTCTCGCATTAGAATTTTGATATGTGCCCACCATGAAACCGATAGCTCACGCCATGACTTCGATAGTAGTACCAAAGAACTAATGTTACTTGTTAAAGATCAGAGACTGTAGACAATGCGATGACTGCCTACACTAATGGTTTTGACCCGACAAGGACGAGAGGGGAGAGGGGGAGGACACCACGAATTGGACCCCACCCCCATGTCCACCCATCTCATAAATAACAAGGTCTAATTTTTACTATATACATACATTCGCCACAACATTAGACATAAAAAAGCCCACCGAAGTGGGCCTCGCATACATCAAAAAGATTTAAGCAGCAGGTGTTGCAGTAGCGTCAGCAGTTGCAACCACAGCAGGAGCTGGAGTCACAGGAGCAGTAGCATCCGCAGTTGGAGCCACAGGTGTAGCTACAGGAGCAGCTGGAGTAGTATCAATAGTAACGGGGGCTGGCGCTGGAACTGGAGCTTGAGCAGCTTCCAAGTTTTCAATCTTTGTAAGAATGTCTTGGCGGAAATTGTGGAACTCGTGGATGAACGTGCGCAGTTCATGAATAATGGTATCGAACATGAAAATCTCCTAAAGGTTAAAGTGACGCAGTAAAACTGCGTGTGTATGATAATATAGTTTTGTTGCAAATGCTTGACTTTTACGTTCAGTAAACTAATATACACAAACCATTTAACCAAAGGAGACAAAATGGCAACCGATCTGAAGAAAATTTTCAAAGGCAAAGAGACAAAGAAAGAAGAGATGACCGAGGCCAAAGACCTCAAAAAAGGCATGATCTCTAAGAAACAGTATGTCAAAGGTGAGAAGGGTGAAGGCGAAAAAGCTTCTACCAAGTCACTCATGAAAGAAGCTACAAAGATTAAGTCAGGTAAAGAATCTCCCATGGCATACGCCAAGAAAGGTATGAAGTAATGGCTACCAAAAATTGGATCGCTGGTGCGACTAAAAACAAAGGCGCCCTTCACAAAGCTCTTGGAGTACCCGAAGGAGAAAAGATTCCAGCAAAAAAGCTCAGCAAAGCGGCTGGAGAAAAAGGCAAGATTGGAAAAGAAGCCCGTCTAGCCGAGACGCTTAAATCTTTGAAAAAGAAATAATCATGGCGTCTACTCCTGCATGGCAACGCAAGGAAGGGAAGAATCCGAACGGCGGCTTAAACGCCAAAGGTCGAGCATCCGCAAAGAAGGAGGGGATGAATTTAAAGCCTCCACAACCAGAGGGCGGATCAAGGAAAGATTCTTTTTGTGCAAGGATGGAAGGAATGAAAAAGAAACTGACATCCGAGAAAACAGCTAAAGACCCTAATAGTCGGATTAACAAATCTCTTAGAGCATGGAAGTGTTAATCATGAAAGACGGACTTTATGCGAACATCCATCGAAAGCAAGAGCGTATAAAACGTGAGAAGGCTGAAGGAAAGCCTGTGGAGAAAATGCGCAAGGTGGGCTCAAAAGGTGCACCGACTGCACAAGCGTTTAAACAATCTGCAAACACTGCTAAAAAATGAAACGATATAATTTTTACCTGCCCGAGCCACTGATCGTGGCACTACGCAAACACGCTGAAGAAACTGGACTTACCATGTCTGAGTTGATGAGGCGTGCATTGTCTTCTTACATCAAAGACTTGAACAAAGAATGAGCGAAGACTTAACTGAATTTGCAGACTACCGAGAATTTGCTTTGCCTGATGTTTCATCAGAGCCGCATGTGACTTTAAACATACCACCGCAACTTGTGTGGGAGTGTGCTGCGGGTTTAGAAGACCCAGTGGCGATAGCACGTAGGTTCAATCTATCTGATGAGCAGTGGGCAAGGCTCTCTCAGTGGCCTGCGTTCATTAATGCAGTGCAAGCGCAGCGTGCTCAGTTTGAGCGTGAAGGAATGACATTCAGATTGAAAGCCAGTCTCATGGCAGATGAAGTCATGGATGGATTGTTTAAGCAGACCATATCGTTGGATAGCACGATCAGTCAAAAGCTCTCGGTGCTCAACACACTCGTTGACATTGCAGGGATCAAGAATACAAAGAAGGAGGATGCATCGAACGCAGCTCCTAAGTTCAGTATAACAATCAACATACCCCAAGGCACACAGCCTTTAACCATAGATGGCTAACCTAGTTTACACACCGAGTCCATCGGTTGTACCGTTTCTCACAAGCACTAAGTTTGCTAACTTCATCGTAGGGCCAGTAGGTTCTACAAAAACAACTGCGTCACTCATAAAGATTGGTTATGAGGCCAAACAAGTTAAGGCTTGTAGTGATGGCATAAGGCGCAGCAGATGCGCAGTTATTCGTAACACGAGACAGATGCTTTGGGATACGACAATCCCTGACTTTATCAAATGGTTCCCAGACCAAGAGGCGGGGATACTTGAGAAAACGAACTCAAGATTTATTTTGAAGTTTGATGATGTCGAGTGTGAAGTATTGTTCAGGGGACTCGATGATGCCAACGATGTGAGACGTTTGCTGTCTTTGCAGTTGACCTTTGGTGTCATGGACGAGTTTCGTGAGATAAACCCTGATATTTACAACGCACTGACGGGTCGTCTAGGGAGATACCCTGATAAAACGATGAACGGGGTCGGGGCGTGTAACGATGCAGGAGATCAAGTTCATAAAGCATGGGGAGCAACTAACCCACCCGATGCAGATACGTTTTGGGAAAAGATGCTCACAGAGCCAGCAAAAAATATGCATGTGACGATACAGCCATCAGGACTATCGCAAGAAGCTGACTGGATTGAATTCTTACCCGATGGGTACTATGAGAATTTGTGTGAAGGCAAGTCGGAAGATTGGATTGATGTATACGTACATGGCAAGTTTGGCAAGAGTTTAAGTGGTCAACCTGTGTTCAGATCATTTGAAAAAGATATCCATGTTGCTCCAAAACCACTACAATACATAAAATTATCAACACACCCATTGATTATCGGGATGGACTTTGGTTTAACTCCAGCATGTACGGTCAATCAAATTGACATGCATGGAAGACTATTGACATTCGCAGACCTTGTGTCGGATGGCATGGGAGTGTTAAGATTCAGTCGAGAGAAGCTAAAACCCATGCTGGCTAATCGTTTTCCTGGGATGAATGTGTTAATTATTGGCGATCCCGCTGGTACACAAAGAGCCCAGACAGACGAGAAAAGCGTGTTCGATATTTTGAAAGCTGAAGGCTTCAGAGTCATTTCAGCAAAGTCAAACAATATCGTGGCTCGTGTCAATGCAGTGGACAAGTTTCTCACACGAACCATAGACGGAAAACCTGGTCATTTGATCGATCCATCATGTGTACATTTAATTGCTGCACTAAGAGGAGGATATAGGTATAAAATCCGTCAAAATGGGGAGGCTGATGATAAGCCCGAAAAAAATCAATATTCACACATTGCTGATGCACATCAGTACGCTTGTTTACATGCAGATGGAAATGTAACAGGTGACGCATGGCAAAAGAAAGCAGTGGTAGTCCAAAAATCTTCTTACGTCTGGAACTGAAATGCAATTAGGCTTGAACATTACGAATTCCGCAGCGCCCGACAGCATTATGACTGGCGGGATGGTAAGGATTAAGTCTATCAAAGCCTTGCAAAGAGAAGAGAAAGCTCAAGCTGAAAAAGACAACAGCGATCCGATCGTTAGAAGTTTAGCTGGTTATGTCAAGACAAAGTGGACAGCAGCAATGCTGGCTAAGCAGCAGACAGCCGAGCAACAAATGTTGCAAAGCGTACGTCAACGCAGAGGCGAGTACGATCCCGATAAATTAGCACAGTTGCGTGAGCAAGGAAGCTCAACGATCTACATGATGTTGACTTCAAATAAATGTCGTGCTGCTGTGAGCTGGCTGAAAGATACCTTATTGCAAGCAGCCGAGGATAAACCTTGGTCGATCGAGCCTAGTCCCATACCTGAGTTGCCACCTAACGAGGTTGAGGGTTTGATCCAACAAGCTGAAAAAGAAATTCAACAGCTGTACATGAACGGCACACCTCCTACAGATCAGCAGGTCAGAGAACGTTTGCTTGAGATGAAAGACATGGCGATGTCTCACATGAAAGACCTCGCACAACGTACATGCGACCGCATGGAAGTAAAGATGGAAGACCAGTTGCAACAAGGCGGCTGGGAAAAAGCATTCTCTGAATTCCTAGAAGATTTAGTGACCTTCCCTGCGGCGATCATGAAAGGGCCTATCGTTCGCAAACGTCCCAGAATGAAATGGGTTCCAGATGGTAAAGGTGACTATGCACTTGATGTGCAAGATGAGCTGGTTCTCGAGTGGGAGCGTGTTGATCCATTTAACTTATACCCAGCTGCCGATTCGAGCTATATTGATGATGGATACTTAATCCAAAGGCATAAGCTTCACAAGCAAGACTTGCAAGCGCTGATTGGCGTTGAAGGTTATAGCGATGGTGCTATCCGTGGTGTGTTAGATGATTACGGTCGCCAAGGTTTGCGTGACTGGATTTATGTGGATATGAACAAGGCTGCGGCTGAGGGCAAGTCCACAATGGGCGTTCAGCAAAATCCATCAGAATTAATCGATGCGCTTCAGTTTTGGGGCAGTATTCATGGTCAGCTTCTGCTTGACTGGGGTATGAGCGAGGAAGAGATTCCTGATCCATTGCTCGATTACGATGTTGAAGTTTGGACAGTTGGAAACTGGGTTATTAAAGCAGTCTTGAATTCAGACCCCATGGGTCGTAAACCTTATTACAAAGCATCCTACGAAGAGGTTCCTGGCACTTTTTGGGGTAATTCAATATGTGACCTAGCACGTGACACTCAAGACATCTGTAACGCTGCCGCCCGTTCTTTGGTCAATAACTTGTCCATCGCTTCTGGCCCTCAAGTCGTTTACAACATTGATCGTTTGCCACAAGGCGAGAACTTGACCCAGATGTTCCCATGGAAAATTTGGCAAGTTACTTCTGACCCATTGGCAGGTTCAGCACCTCCTATGCAGTTCTTCCAGCCAGAGTCTCTTGCACAAGAGCTCATGGCGGTCTATGACAAGTTTTCTGTTCTGGCTGATGAGTACACAGGTATTCCTCGTTATATGACTGGGGATGGCGCTGCAGGAGGTGCAGGACGTACTGCTTCAGGTATGTCCATGCTCATGGGTAATGCTGGTAAATCTATCAAGCAAGTCGTATCGAATATCGATAAGAATGTAACTCAGCCTTTGATCGATAGATTGTTTTTCTATAACATGAAGTACAGCGATGATCCCGATCTTAAAGGCGATGTCAATATTCGTGCTCATGGCGCTGAAGCCATTATGCTCAAAGAGCAAGCTCAGCAACGTCAAGCTCAGTTCTTGCAGTTGGCTCTCCAAAGTCCGATTGTTCAACAAGTTGTCGGTATGGACGGAATTGCAGAATTGCTCCGTCAGTCAGCTAAGAACCTTGAACTTAACCCTGATAGAATCGTTCCGCCTGTTGAAGTTATCAAGCAAAAGATGGCCCAACAGCAACAAGCACAAGCCATGGCTGCGATGCAAGCTGCGGCACAACAGAGTGGTCAGGCACAGGCGGGGGGAACCCCTCCTACCCCACAAAGCGGGGCTCAATTGATGAATGGAGCCCCAGTTACTAACACATTCGCTTCGCAAGAGGGAATAGCTAGTTGACAAAGTTCATTCATCGTAGATAATCTAACCCAAGCTATAGGAGATTTCCATGAAAGTCGAAGATAAAAAAGGTTTTACCGAAAAAAATGACGGTTCTGGCGAATATAAAGCCATGCGCCGCAATGAAGGCGAAGGTAAAGAATACAGCCAAGAAACTTTAGGCGGTGAAATGTCTAAAGGCCCCAAAGAGCAGGGCACTGGCGGTGATGACGGCAATATTTTTGAACTTGGTAAGCGTGGCGGAAAAGAATTCGCTATGGAAGAAGCCAAGTACGAAGGAATGTGCAAGTAAGTGGTTAGAATTGACGAACGAGTAGCAAGAGGATTCTCACTGTTACGTTCCGAAGAATTCAAACCTCTGGTAGAATTCTTGAAGGCTAGACGCATGGACACTCTTGAGAGTCTAGGCGTAGAGCAAAATGAAGGAATGAAGTCTAGGCTGCAAGGCCGAAACTTAGAGCTCAAGGAAATTCTTGAGTTCATTGAAGATGCTGGCAGTTTGCTAGCAAAAACCCGCAGACTTTGAGCAGACCGTTAAGTCGGAGCACAGAGTCACAATTGAAAATTTAAACCAAGTAGCAGACCGTAAGCGAACAAGGACAGACCGTCAAGGCGGAGTCCCTAAGCGTAGTCGGAGCGAAGGAGATAGAAAATGGCATTGCCAAAAGCAGTTCAACAACAAGTCGATGAAGCAGATGCATTAGTTGCACAGTTAAATGGTCAGACCGCAGACAATGCGGAGACTAATCCAAATAACCAACAACAACCTGATCCTCAACCCGCTGAACCGCAGCCGCAGCCAGTTTCGCAAGAGCCAGAACCAAAGCCTCAAGTTTCTGAAGATGTATGGGAACGCAAGTACCTAACATTGAAAGGAATGTATGACGCTGAAGTGCCTAGATTGCATCAGCAAGTTCGTGAGATGAATGCGCAAATAACGCAGATCATTGCAGAGCGTGCCGCAGCCCAAGCAGTTCAAACTCAAACTGAGCCGCAGAAGTCTACTCTTATCACTGAACAAGACAAAGAAGCTTTTGGGCCTGATTTGTTGGATTTAATTGACAGAGCAACAGAAGCTAAAGTTTCTGAATTAAGAACTAGAGAATCTCAGTTGAAGTCAAAGATTGCTGATCTAGAAGGTAAGCTTGGTAATGTAACGGAACGTCAAGGTGTATCTGATAAAGATAGATTCTTGTCTTCTCTTGCGCAACAAGTTCCAGATTGGGAATCAGTTAATGTTGACCCAGGATTTTTATCTTGGTTAGCAGAAGTTGATTCTGTATATGGAATCCCAAGACAGTATGCCGTGAATAACGCATATGAAAACCTTGATGCAAAACGTACTGCTGATATATTTAAACAATATAAAGCAACGCTAGCACCTGTTCAGCAACGCCAACAAAACAAGACCGTAGAACTTCAGCGTCAAGTAGCACCGACTCGCTCGAAAAGTTCACCTACACCTGCTGCTTCGGATAATAAAGGTATTTGGGATCAAAACCAGATTACCCAGTTTTACGAGGATTGGCGGAGGGGTATGTTGAATGAAACCGAAGCGGCTCAAATGGAAAAAGATATCCATGCAGCCATTGCTGAAGGTCGTATTAGATAGTACACCCACATTGGTTGCATCCCACAGTTTTATTTTTTAAAGGATGTAAATCATGTCAACAATTACCGCAGCAGCAGCCTATCCCATTAACTCTGGTGGCTTTAATAGCCCCGCTGGTCAGGTTGCCTATTCAGGCACAGCCTATTCTGGTTCCTTTATTCCAGCCCTTTGGTCTGGTAAATTGGCACAAAAATTCTATGCCGCTACCGTTTTCGGTGAAATCGCTAATACCGACTGGCAAGGCGATATCACTGGCATGGGCGACACAGTAATTATCAACACAATCCCCACGATCAACATCTATGCTTACAGCGTTGGTCAGAACTTGAACTATGACGTTCCTGCTCCTAGCACCATCACATTGACCATTAACCATGGTAAATATTTCGGTGTTAACGTGAACAACGTTCTCGAGTTGCAAGCCAAACCCAAATTGATGGACATGTTCACCAATGACGCTGCAATGCAAATGAAGATTCAGATCGACAAGGATGTGTTATATACAAACTTCAACCAAGGTTCTGCTTCTAACCAAGGCGCAACAGCTGGTGCTATCTCTGGTGCTTACAACCTCGGTACTGACCTTGCTCCTGTTACATTGACAGCTTCTAACATTCTGCAAAACATCACTGCTTTGTCTAGCGTGTTGGACGAGTCTAACGTTCCTGAGACTGACCGTTGGTTGATTATCACTCCTACAGAGCGTCAAATCCTCATGCAATCTAACCTTGCACAAGCTCAATTCATGGGTGACGCAAGCTCTATTTTGCGTAACGGCAAAATCGGTATGATTGATCGCTTCACAGTGTATGTTTCTAACTTGGTTCCAAGAGGCGCTGCTGGCTACACATGGACTAACCCCAATGGTACAGCCGCTACTTCTGAAACTAGTGCTCTTAAGCGTCACGCTGTTATTGCTGGTCACAAGTCTGCAATCACTTTTGCATCACAAATTGCTAAAGTTGAAAGCTTGCAAAACCCCAATGATTTCGGTACATTGGTTCGTGGCTTGAATGTGTATGGCACACAAGTTACTCAACCTAATGGCTTGGCTTTGTTGGTTGCCGCAGGTTAATCCCTGTTAAATTGGTGGAGGGGCAATTGCCCCTCCTACATTCTTTTAACAAAGTGAGGATATCATGGCAGTCATAGACGATCTCGTTTCTAGTGGTTTTTCTTTACCTCAAGCTCAAGCTGTTTTAGATGACAGTGTTTCACAAGGCCAAGCTTTTCGTGATGAGTTGGTAGCAGCAGGTTTTACTTATACACAAGCTGTTGAAATTGACCTGTATTTTACTGGTACAGTCGGCACACTGGCTACTACCAGTGATTTGACTACACAAGGTTTGTGGGCAGGCACACAAGTCCCAGCTATTGTTGAGGCTTAATAATGGGAACAATTACCGCTGGAACCATTGTCAGTCAAGCTGCGACCCAGCTTACTGATATTGCTAATGTCCGTTGGACACAGGCGGAATTGCTTCAATGGTTGAATGCTGGCCTTCGTCAAATTGTGACGATACAGCCTAATGCTACTTCAAAGCTAAGTGTTGTAACTTTAGTATCTGGCACAAGACAAACTATTCCTTCCGATGGCTGGATGTTGCTTCGTGTTCACAGAAATATGGGTACAACTGGAACAACTCCAGGTCGGGCTATTCGTGTTGTTTCCCGTGAAATCCTAGATGCTTTTAATCCTTATTGGCATACCGATCCCGCTACTTTAGAAGTCAAGAATTTTATCTATGACATTGAAGACCAAGCGGCATTTTATGTTTACCCACCCAATCTTGGTGGGCAACAGATTGAATTAAATTATTCAGAACAACCAACTGATTTGACATTAACTCAAGTCATACCAATTTTTGATGTTTTTGCTTCTGCATTGCTTGATTACATTATGTATAGAGCTTGCAGCAAAGACGCAGAGTATGCACCAGGGCTTGCGCTTGCTCAAGCTTATTTGTCTACATTTACAGCCGCTATTGCAGCTAAAGACAAGTCAGAAAAAGAAGTTGCACCTGATAATGCTCTTAACGGTCGTAACCCAGCAGTTAAAGGAAGTGACACATGAGTTACGAAGTTTCGTATGATTTGTTTATGCCTGAGATCATGCCTTATTTGCCTGATGTGCCTGAACTCGTGGTTACGCAAGCTATCCGAAATGCCACCATTGAGTTTTGCCAAAAGACAAGATATCTCCAAGAAAACTTACCTTCAGTAACACCAATCTACAACATTGGTGTTTATGATTTAGGTTCTTATTTGGATGGCACATATACAATTGCTGATGTGATCGAAGCTTGGTATGGTGATGTTCTTTTGATCCCTAAATCAGTAGAACAACTTACAAAAATTTACAGGGCTAATGATTGGCAAAATATGTTGGGGCAACCTTACTATTTTTTTCGCCGTACAAATCATGAGGTGACCATTGTGCCTAAACCACAATTCACTATGCCTCAAAGTCCAATGCAGTTCTTGGTAGCTAAAACGCCTACCAGAGCCTCTACAACAGTTGATTATGCAATCTATGAGCATTTCCTAGAGCAGATATGTTTCGGCGCTCGTGCGAGGCTATACGGAACTCCTGGACAGCCTTATTATGATCCTAATGCGGCTCTCGACTATCGTAAACGTTTTTATGACGCCACAAACGAAGTTAGAGAGCGAGTAAACCGTAGTAATTCACGTGCTGCTGTCAATGTTGAATATCAGAGGTGGGTATGAGTTCAGTCATTAAATTGGTTCAAGGTGATAGTCTTAGACCTCAAGTCCAAGCTACAATCACAGACGACAACACAGGTAATATTGTTGATATTACTGGGGCAACTTGCATTTTGAAGTTTCGTGCTGTTGGAGCTACGGTACTAACAGATACTATTTCAGGCACAGTTTTAAATGGTACGGCTGGCACTGTTGTTTTTCCTATGAGCACATTGTCAATGGCAGGCCCTCCTGGAGATTACGAAGGCCAACTCCAAATTACTTTTCCATCAGGAACAGGTATTCAGTCTGTTTACAATAGTTTAAGGTTTAGACTTACAGCGGAGTTTTAATGGCTATAAGTTATTCAACGGTAGTTTTAAAAGCACAAACTGCGTTTGTAACGCTTAAAGCACAGCTATCGTTTGTGACTTTATTGGCAGCAAATGTCATTACTGGTTATTTTATTAAGTTTATAATTTTAACTGATTCAGTTTTAAATACTGATACTTTAGTACGTATATTCGGTAAAAGTTTAACTGACTTCCAAACTACAACGGACAATTTAGCTAAACAGTTTACTAAAAAACTAAACGATTCGACTCCGCAAACTGACCAATTAACCAAAACAGTTGGAAAAGGTTTAAATGATTCTGAAACAGTTTTAGATAACAAAAAGACTACTTTTGGCAAAGCTTTATCTGACTCAGAAGCGCAAACAGACGTAGCCACAAAAAACGTTTCAAAAGTTCTTTCGCATGTTGTGTATCCGTTTGACGATTTAAACAGCACAACGGCAGGCGATTCCGAACACATGCAGTTCGGGAAAACACTAACTGATATCCAACTTTCGACAGATACGTTCAGCCGTATTGTTGGGTACAAACGATCATTTTCTGATTCTGAAAGCCCAACAGATACAAAAGCAATTACTTTTGGAAAAACTTTATCTGATTCTGAAAGTGCAACTGATGCACTTTATCGGCTTGTCGGTAAAAGCCTAAATGATTCTGAAAGTTCAACGGATTTAAAAACAATTGTTTTTTCTAAATCTTTATCTGATTCCCAATTGTCAAGCGATGCCAAAGCCCTCACTGTTGGGAAAAGCCTATCTGACACGACAACAAGCTCAGATTCTGGTACAGTGTTGAGCCAAGGGTATTGTGATATCACATACTTCTTGGAAGACTATGTTGGGTATTCAACAACTTTTTAAGGATTTATCATGATTGAAGATTTTATTAAGGCAACGGGTCAGTTAAACATTCAAGTTGTTGGTGCTGACGGTTTTGTCAAACAAGACCAGACAGTTGATAATTTGGTGGTCACAACTGGAAAAGTATTTATTGCTTCTCGTATGGCAGGTACAACTTCTGCTGTGATGAGCTACATGGCGATTGGTACTGGTACTACAGCAGCTGCTGTTGGCGATACTGCATTGCAATCTCAGTCTGCAATCGTGGCTTTGACATCGACAACACCCAGCTCAAACACCGTTGTGTATGTTGCTTCTTTCCCAGCAGGTACTCCCGCAACTTTGACTGCAATCACTGAGGCAGGTATTTTCAATGCCGCAAGTGCAGGCACAATGCTTTGTCATACCATTTTTGCTGCTATCAACAAAGATGTTGGCGATACAATGCAGATCACTTGGACTATTACATTATCATAATCTATGAGTACAATTGTTACCCGATCTGGTAAAGGCTCACCTCTTACAAACAATGAGGTAGATGCCAATTTTACAAACCTGAATACTGACAAAGTTCAGGTGACGGGTACACCTACGACTGGGCAAGCCATCGTTTGGAACGGTACAGCATGGGTTCCTGGAGCTAGTGCTGTCTATCCTGGAGCTGGTATTCCAGTGTCAACAGGCTCTGCCTGGGGATCATCTTATGGAACTTCAGGCGCAACATCAGTTGTGCTGCGAGACGCTAATGTCAATGTTTCAGCCAATACATTTTTCATTGGTTTTAGCAATGTTGCTGCAGCGGGTACGACCACAGTTTTAACTGTTAGCTCGGTTTATAACTGGGTTGTCACGGGTTCTGGTGGTCAAACTTACCAGTTACCCGATGCGACAACTTTACCTAATGGGGCAGTTTATACATTCAACAATAATCAGAGTTCTGGAACAATTGTTGTTAAAAACAATTCAGGAACTACTGTTGCGACTATTCAGTCTGGTGGGTTTCTTGAAGTTTTGTTGCTGTCCAATTCTATTGCAGCAGGTTCTTGGGATACTCACAATCAAGCGCCTTCTAATGCTTCTTGGTCAACCAACACGTTGACTTGGGCTGGAACATATTCTGGTGGAACATGGAATGGAAACGTCATTACAGGTGCTTATGGTGGAACAGGTGTTAACAATGGTTCATCAACAATTACTCTTGGTGGAAACGTCACACATAGTGGCGCATATACTCAGACTTTTGTGGCTACTGGCAACACTAGCGTTACTTTGCCTACATCTGGCACGTTGCAAACCACAACAGGATCGTTAGCGAGCAACACAGGATTGCCTTTATCTACAGGC